TGGCTGCATCTCGGTTAACCACACAGTAGGGTCGATGCCAGGGGTAAAGCCGACACCTTCTTTGGCGGTAACGCTGCCGCTTTCATCGACGGAGAACACGCGCTCGCCCAGCAGGATGGCGTCGTCGATCGCGGTGTCCAGCAGGCCGGACTTCTTGCCTGCAACACGAATCGAGTCCGCAATGGACAGGCGCACGTCGCGGTCCTTGTAACCGGCAATGACGCCATCCTTTTCAACCAGCAGGCTCTTGGCTTGGTCCAGCTCACGCTGCACTGGTGCCAACTTGGTTTTGATGCGGACTTCAACCAGCTCGTTGATCTTGGTGTCGTCAATCTTACCGCCGTTGGCAGCCTCGAGCTCTTCGATGCGGTCCAGGTCGGCTTGAATTTCTTCAGCGGTTTTACCCAGGGCGTTGAACTTGCCCAGGGCGGTTTCTGCGTCACGGGCCTTGATGCGAGACTTGGCAGCCTCATCCTTCAAGAGCTTGACAACCGGGGTGTGTTCGATGCCTTCAACCTGGAGATAAAACTTGCCATCCTTCTCCACATAGAGGTCATGGTACTTTGCGTCAACTTCGTCCAGGGAATCAACAATCGCTTTCAACATTTCAAGGCCCTCTGCCGCGCATGCGGCTTTATGTAAACGACGTCATCGCCGTCAGTATTTTGCTGGGTCCAAGCCTGCGGCACGGAATGCCTCAGCGTCCAGCTTCGCTAATTGAGCAAGGTTGATTTCGTCACCCTTGCGGTTGATAAACTTGTCCAACGTCATGCCAGCCCGAAAGAGCTTGGCTTTTGTCTTGCCGAGCACGTCGTCTTGGAATTCTTGGCTTTGTGTGCGCAACCATTTGTCATAGGAAGTTGCGGCAGGTATTGGCCCAGTGACCTCGCGAATACGTTTGCGGGAAAACGTGTCATACTTGCCCTTATGGCCCCTGGGCAGATTGCGTCGCAGGTTGCGGCCTGCGGGTGCCAGCCCAGCACCTCGTTTATATTCGCGAACCAGCATTTCCTCCGTGACAGGCTTGGCGGGGCGGTCACCAACGAAATCAGGGTCAAGGACGGCAACACGGATGGACCGACAGCTAAAGTGCAAAGGAGGGAGAGGACCCTTACCGACCGGGAACCGCTTGTGGTCAAGCGCACGGCATAACGGTGTGGTCCTGCCGTCAAGCGTTGCAATAAGGACTTCTTCTGTGAACAGGTCTGCATTGGATTCTATGAACTCGGCGCGGACGTTGTTGGCGATGTGCTGCACTGCGGTGCGCGTGATTGCCTGCACCTGCCGACGTGTCGTTTGAGTGACACCATCTTCGCCGTTGAAAATGGTGGTGCCAACAACCCGCCGAGCAATACTAGCACTATCTTCACCGAACACCATACCCAGCTGGATCTGAGCACTGATACGCTGAATGTCGTCCGCCTCCATCTTGCTAGCCCAGTCTTTGAGCAGCATACCTTCGAACGGCCTTGACAACGCGATGTGCCGGATCTGGCTGGCGGTTGGCAACACGGTTTCAATGACGACTGGCAAAGACGTGATTAGCGCACCGCTGACGAACGCAGCCTCCTGCGTACCGAGGTCGATGGCCTGGGCTGCCAGGAACACACGCGCCTCGTCCCAGGCTTCCCCGCGGATAGCTCTGATCGCTGCAACCAACGCATAATAGCGTTTGACGTCCGCAGGCGTTTTCATGCCAGCGTGCTTGTCGAGCTGTTGCTTGATCTTGGCCACAAGTGCGGGCTCAGACAGGTTCAGCAACGCCGCAATCTTGTTGCGCATGAACCCGCTGTACCGCAGCAGGTGGATCTGGTGCCGCAGCAGGGCGTCCCTGAAGTACTCGTTAGCCGTTGGCATTTAGAGGATCTTTCTTGTCTTTGGCGGCTGGGTCTTTCTTGTCAGGGTCGTCCGCGTTAGGATCTTCCGGCAGCGGTGGCACACCAAGGCCCTGTGCAATCTCGTCGTTGACTTGTTCCTGTTCCGTTTCGTAGTCGAGCTTCGTAAGGCCCTTGTCTACCATCAGTGCGTGGATGGACTCGAGGCTGATCGGTGCGCCCATGCTGCGGGCTGTCATAATCTTCAGCAGCTCTTCGCCGCTCAACTCGACGTCAGCGAATTCCAGGTTGGCCTCAACCACCACTTCTTCGGGGTTGGCGCCCACCCAGGTTGCCACTGTGCGGAGCAGCATCTGCAGGCCAGCAGCGCCAGTGATGGCGATCTGCTTCAGCGTAGCGGTCTGCGCAGAGATCCGTGTGCTAAGCGACTCGCCGCTTTCACGGTCGTTGCCGCTCTTAGTAGCAAACTGGCCAGCCTTAGCCCCAGCGCGCTCGTGGTCGGCCTGTAGGGCGGACCGCTGCTCTGATAGGCCGCTGCTTTCCACACCGATGTACTTAGCATCGCCATTGACGTCAACGTCAATGCGGGCACCTACACCAGTGCGCAGCGGCTCTTCGCCGTCACCTTCCACCCCGGTGCCGCCAGCCCGCAGGCCAATCGTCACTAGCGTGTCCTGGCCCTGCATGAACAGGCTTTGCCGGTAGTCGGCGTCAGCGCGGTAGATGGCGAGCGCCAGGATGGCGAGGCCGATCAGTGGCGGTGAGTCCGGCTCGGTTACAAGGTCACCGGCGTTAATGAATACGAACGGAATCTGGTCCAAGGTCTTGCCGCGCCACATCGGTGGCAGCATGGAGCTCTGATCGTACTCGTCCTGGGTGAATACGCCCTGGGTGTACGTGTTCGCAACGGTGGTTTCGTTTGCAGTAAAGTCACCGAGCTGAAGTACCCGATGTTGCTTAGTCCAGTTCCATTCGAACTCGCTACGCTTGTACGAGCTTTCGTCCAGCACGACAAGATTGAGCACCTGCTTACCGGCACCGAACTCGTTGGCGTCCCAGTTAAGGATTGACTCAGCTGTGTACGTGGCTATGAACGGCATCGGGTTAGTCCGGTCTGGCGTTGCAGCCATGTCCGCAAGCAAACCCAGGCGCCCGGTGATCAGCTGCTCCACGTTGATACGCCGCAGCAGGTCGACCAAGCTTTCGCCGGTGTTGGTTGCCGAATCCCGCATGGTTTCCATACTGGCAGGAAGCTTGATGGTCGGAGGTTTGTTATACATGAACCCGATAAGCGCCTGCACACCTTCCTTGACGTATTCGTAGAACACAGCTCGGCACTGATAGGACGTGTAATCGTTGTGACCATCCTGGCCAGGGTTCATACCGTCCAGCTTCTGCGCTGGGGTGGCCGGTAGGTAACGAACCGTTTCAGCCTTGACAGCGCGCTGGCCTTTATAGGTGGTGCGCATGTCTTCCCAATCAGGCTTGAACTCTGTGTATAACGGATGCGGCGTGGACAGTGGCATTTCGAGCTCCTAGTGCGAACCTTTTGTACGTCCGCTGCGCGGACCGTTGACCAAAGACAGAACCATGTAACGCACTTCGTCACCAATGTGGTCTTCAGCGTCGGTGTCGACGTCATCCTGGTCGACTTCGTCCCTGGGCAATATTGGGAACAAGTCTATACAGTCCTTGCAAGTGTTGAATATGAACATGCCTGGGTATTCACGCGGGCCACCCTTCTCAGGTCTCAACCCACCTTTGAGCCACTTGCGGATTGCTTCCCAACCGGCCTTCCGGGAACCAGCGCTCTTGTCCGAGCGGTTCCATGTGATACCCTTGTACATCTTGCCCCGTACCTTAACAGGTTTCGCCATGTTAGCGGCAAAACTGTTCCCGTCCTCAACGTCAAAGATGCTGTTGTCCGCTGGCCCAGGCTGTACGCGACCGTATATGCCCATTACCATTTCGCGCTCAACTATGCCAGCGGCGACGTCGTTAACGAGCATACGCAGGCCCTCGTTAGCCTTGCCGGTGCAGCCATACCATTCGGCTATGCGAAACAGGTCACCGCGCACGGTGGAGCGCCATGTACCGTCAGCGTTCTCAACGTCAGAGCCGTCGCTAATGGCCCACCAGCCAACGGAGAAAGGTCTGGAGCTACCGTAGTCGTAACTCCGTGTGATGCGCCAGTTGTGCGGGATCTTAAACGGCTTGACGATGTGCTGGGTGCTGTCCCACACGTCGTCGAACATACCACCGGCAACGATGTCCCAGTCGCCGAACAGCCATGCCCGACGCTTGTTCTTGTCGGTCATGATTTCCAGCCCAGCGACATAGTCCGGGCTGAGGTACTTGTTCTCTTTGTATGAGCCGAACAGGTGGACCACCGTTTTGGTGACGTCCTCCCGCTGCTGGGTGCGTGGGTTGAATACGTTAACCACACGGCGCACAACGCGACCCATCGGCGCGGCGTTGATAAACCGCTTCTTCACCCAGTTGTGGCCAACGCCATGCGGGTTGCAGGTGGCGAACACTTCGAGCGGGATTTCCGGCAGCAGGTAGTGCATCGCGTTCTCGTCGTCTTCATCGACAAGTATGATGCGGCCACTTTCTTTGTAGGCGTCACCGTCAATCGTTACCGGGTAGTCCTCAGGACGGAAGCTGCTCCGGTTGCAACTCATCAGCATATCGAACAGGGTGTCGTTCGGGTACTTGGTAAGTTCGTTCCAGCCAATGAACGGGAACTCCTGGCCGTGATAGCCCCAGTAGTCCGATTCCTTTTTAATGGCCCGGAACATAAGCTCCTCGCCGTCCGGCCACACCCACCTATAGTCAGACTTGGAGCTTAGGAAACGAGCGTCCCCGGTGGCACTACCCACTTCGCGGATCTCCGGGAACCAGCGCATGGACTTGGACACCAAGTCGTCAAGGTTCTTGTATTCCCGGTCAAAGATGATGCCGCGCATGAACTTGCCGAAGCCCTGGCCAACGTACCGACGGAACCGCATCAGCTGGGCGTCAGTCTTGCCAGGGCCACGGGTGCCGTGATAAAGGATTACGTGTGCGGGACAGGACATCGCAAGGGTTTGCGAACCTGGGAGCGGTTGCCATGCCGCTTTCTTAGGTGCGAGCATCGGCTACCAACTTGTCCTGACTTTCGCTGGCAACCTTTTCCCATTCGTCGATATTGGCAATCCCTGGAACCACCATAACGCCGCCCCGGTTGTTGCCGGTGCCCTTGTCTTTCTTAGCCACATCCATACCGTGAATGCGGGCCAGTTGGCCCAGGGCAGCCACACGGGACGACGCCGAGCCGCCTGGGCCACGGTAGTTGGCTTCACGGCGCAGGCCGACAAGGATCTTACGCTTGTCGTCAGCGGCCTCAACCTTGGGGTTGGCAGGTTCTTCGAACTCGGTGTTCTTAATTTTGCGCTGGACATAGGACTCGCCCATAAAGCGCACGGCGTATTCTTCTGCGAACGCACGCATAAAGCCGCACCGCATTGCAGCGCAGACTGGGTCGTAGTCTTTGAGGAATTCGCTAACGAAGAAATCACGGAGAGCCTTTTCGCGGCCTTCTGGCTCAGGCTCGATCTCTAGAAAATCACCGTCCCAGAATCTCTTCTGGTCGTCGCTTGGTGGCTGCTGAGCCATGCTCTCACCCCATCATTGCAGTTGGCACATGCCAACCATACCCGGAGCATAGCAACTCTCCGGGCGTCGAAACAACCTCTAAGGCTTTGGCTCAACATTGAGCTCACGCTGGCGCTGGATTTTAAGTCTACCTTCCTGCCAATCGATGCTGCCGTTGTGCAGCGCTTGGCACTGCTCAAACGCCACAACGTAAAGCTGTCGGGACAGGATGATGTTGCCTGTGACCGGCATCGGGATGTCAACCACATTAGGGATTCGGACCATGTACTTTGCCGGTGGGCTGTACCGCTCCGGTTCCGGCTTTGGGCACTCCATCACTAGCGGGGCTTTCGCAGGTGCGTTCGAGCATGCAACGCAACTGAGGAGGGAGAGGACTATTAAGGTACGTGCGAACGGTTTCATCTGCTTCCTCCAACCGACCGAGCTTGGCCCTGAATTCCGCATCGCGGTTGGACAGGGCGTTCATTTCGTTTACCAGTTTGCCCAGCACGTCGGCGTCCAGATACCTTAGTTCCTTCAACTCCTGGATGTCGGCCTTGTGGAATTCATTCAAGGTTTTCAAACTACCAACCTCACCGTTCAGCGAGGTTACATCACTGTGCAAGCCTTCGACAACAACGTCCTGTTTGAGTTTGCTGATGTACAGTGTCACCGACAGCCCCAGGGCTGCCAGCAACATCGCAATCAGCATGTATTCAATTATTAACCGGGCCTTCGGCCCGAGGAAGTTTGAGAACATGCCGAACAGTGCTTTAAACATCTTCTGAGTCCTTTGGAGGTTGCGAATTCTGGCGCCCTTTCCACGTAATCCCCAGTTTCTTCAAAACCTGCTTTTCCAGCACCATAATAGTCACGTCCGCACCCAGCCAGCCGAACACACCAACTATCACGCCAGTCCATTGTTCGCTGAGTTGCAGTACGTTGCACAAGAGAAACACGAGGAACCCTGCAAAGGCCGCGCCCAAGGACTTGACGCATGATGCATACAGGGTGACTGGAGTGGATCCGTCCAGTGATCTGAACAAGTGCCCCATCAGCCCGCCGAATGCTGCAAAGGCGGAATATAGGGCTGCTTTGAACATCCAACCGTAGGAGTTAGGGTCCTCTGGAAGCATGGTAACTCTCCTAGATTTAAGAGGCTGGAGAGCCCATGCTCTACGCGAAGATAATAGCACAAGGCCGCACTAAGCGGCCACATCTGACCACAGGTAAGGGTCCTTAAGACCTTTCTTCAGTTTGGCAATCACCTTGGCTGCGGCCTCAACCTTGGTGACCCTGCCGTCCTTGTCAGCGTCCAGGCCGGAGTTCTGCCGGTAGGCTACGCCGCTACTGAACAGCACGCTGGCCTCCGGTGCGCCGATGTACTTCGGCAGGAGGATGGCCATATACATATCCGGCAGCGTTGCGATACGCCGGTAGTACGGGTGGAAGTATTCGAACACTACGTCCAGCTGTTCCTCGGCGGACATGCTTGCCAGTTCGCGCACGTTGGTGCCCAGGCCCAGCGCAGTACCGGGCATAAACTGAATCAGGCCAGTGGCACCACTGCCAGCAGCGTTCTTCACGCTAGGGCTGAAGGTTTCACCTGTCTCGAACGCCATACAGGACATCAGCCAATCGGCATGGCTGGCACCCCAGTGGTACGTCGCGCAACCTTCGAACACCTTGTCGCGAAAGGCTGCACTCACCTTATTGCCCCAAGCGAGCTGTTTCATTTGCGCTTCCTCATTCTAATCGTTTGAACAGGACCGCCAGTAAATGCGTCAAGGTTCTTGGCGCACTCAATGGCTTGGCGTGCTGTGTACCCCAGGTGCATCGCAGCGAGTGCGAACTGGTGCCCGCTGCCGCCAACCCACGGCACGGCCACAGGTACGAACACACCACCTGAGTAAATCTCACACGGGTTGGTGCCGTCGGCGTTGACAATCAACCCTTCAAACTCACCCTCTTTCTCGTCCCACTTTGGCGCTGGTTCAGGTTGGCCATCGTCAAGCCATTTGCGCACAATAGCGACACCCTTCGTTGTGCCGCAGCCAGCCAAGCACCTGCCGTCGTTGAGGATATACAGCTTCTGTTCGCTAAGGCTGGCTATGACGCCACCGCATGAAACCTGACTGTCACTAGCCAGGGTCTTACCGTCGAAGGCTAATGTGGTCATGCGTCCTCCCACTTGCCGAAATCTGAAGAGCGGGAGTCGAATATCCGTACCCGACCCCGCTTGGTAATGGTCTTAACTTTTTCACCCCGTTCGTCAAGCATAAAGCGACCGCATGCATCTACCGCAAACTGCTCCATGACCCCAAGCTTGCTATCAGCCATGATAACAAATCGTTGACGGACGTCGTCCAGGAACACCCACGTCCGGTTATGTCCAGGATGGTTCTTTTCCATATCGACTAGCATGGTTACACCCGAGGCCGTTCGCCGAGTTGCAGCTTGCGGTCCACCCAGTTGCGGAACCACTGTTGGAAGTCGTCCATACTGATTTCTGCACGAGCCTGGACGTGCGCTACGGTTGCGCCTGGGAGCGCTGGCAGGGCGATCCAGGCTGGCAGTACTACGCGCCACGCTTTGCGGTTTTGGCGGTACAGCAGCACAGGCAGCTCGTTGTTACGGGTGGCCGCTGCGGTGCATTGTGCCCACCACGTATTCACGCTCAGAGCCTCCTGGCGTTTGACCTCGATGCACAGGCCGAAGGTGTTGGTGAGGTCGCTGCCGCCAACCGCACTTTGGTTCTGGTTGCGCTGCACGATCTGGCCCAGGGGCGGGTCGATGTCGCGGAAACGCATGCACTCGACAATGATCGGGTCGAGTATCTTTGATATTTCGGTTTCGCCGCTGGCGCCTTTCTGTCTGACGTTAATGTTGGGCATTTGAAGCTCCTTACTCAGGTATTTGAACGTTAGGGGTGAATGGCTACGAGCGCAAGTGTCGCAGCGGCACCCAACGTCAGGAACTCGAGGGTCCATACCCAGGTGCTCCAAGTGGTACGTTTCCACCACTCGCTGTTCCACGCACGGCGCATCACATACGAGCGGATGAAGGACACGATTGTGAACCAGAACACCAACCACAAGTCGGTCTCGTAGCTGGTGTATATGCCGTACATTGGGAAGAAGACCCACTGCGCCACCAAGCCCACCAGAACACCTACGAGGGTGCTGACCACAGCCTCAACTAGACTGGCTCGCTTGGACTGGCTCATATGTCACCGTCGTCCGGCACGCCGAGGTAAGTCTTCCACGGCACCTTGGCACCGTCGACCATGAAACCCCACACGCCTTGCCAGGGACCACTGATAAACAGGGTGTACACGCCACCGGGGCTGATGCGGTCGATGCGGTGGTACTCGCCGAAGCCAAGCTTTGCCGTGTCGCCACGCTGACGGATGAATGTGTACTTGACGTCGAACGCTGCACTTGGCACGTCGAGCAATCGTTCCTCCTCGTACCAGCCGCGCAGGATAATTGTCCTGGCGTTCCACGGGTGGTCGTGCAGGTCGCGGTCAGCGTCGGCGCGCATAATGTGGTGGACCCGTATCGACCATGGACACCACCAGAACTTCGGTTTGTTGTTGGTTCGGCTGTACGGGTTGAACACCCACCACCGCCCCATATACATATCCTTCTTGTCCTGGGACATGATGTGCTTGTACGGCGTTTTGAAGCTCCGCTTAATGATCCAATCCGCAACCAATTGTCGGCTGAGGAACCAAGCTATTAGTTTCCACATGTTATACGGACTCCATTAACGTCCTGATTGATACTTCTTTGAGCTGTGCAGCGCGCTTCTCAACGTAGTTGAAACCGTTGCCAAATCGCCTGAGCATGTGCAGAGCTTGCTGGTCAACTTTACCTCGGGCGTATGCGTTGTTCAGCAGCACCTCAAGCTCCGCTTCTGTGAACTGTTTCAAGGCTTGAATACCCCGTAGGTTTGAATTTCAAACTGCTCGATTTGAGCCTCGCTGTACGGGGACTGTTGGCTGTGTCCGCAGTCGCACAACTGGGGTTGGCTGCGAGCAGACTTGGTGGCCTTGGCGTGCTTGCGGGCTGCGCACCAGTCACGGTGAAAGCCGCTGACCTCCTGGATGTAGTTCCACATGGTATGGCTGATGCGCTTGCCACCGTAAAACATATCGGTGTCACGCTTCGGCTCGTCTTTGCAGCCTGGGCACACCTGCTTTCCGCGGGACACGGAACCTTGCCAGATCAGCGGTCCATTACAGGTTGGGCAGCTCATAACACACCTCGTTAAATGTTGACCCGCAAGTCAGGAGCCTCACCGTTGCGGCACATATCCTCCGCGAACTTGTGCAGCCAGACATCGTTGTTGTAGCTCGGCCCAAAGCGCTCAATAGCGATGCGCTTGGCGTGCTCCAGGGCTCGCTCCATCGTCATTGCGACCCACATGCGCTGGCCATAGTGCGGCTTATGCCATGGTGCCGGGTGGTCGCGGTGGAACTGGGTGTGGGTCAGTGTCGGTTTACCACAACTAGGGCAGCCGCAGCCGAACGCAGTAACGCCGTCCCGACTGTTCCAAATCACCTCCCTGTGCCCGCAGGGACAGGCGTAGTTCATAAGGCAGAAAGCCTCAGCGTGGTTATACAATGGGTTGGCTTTCATTTTGCTCTCCAAACGCTAACACCGGTTACGTCGCAGAAGAATTCCTCTTCCTCTGTTTTAACCGGGATGTAAGAAATGTTCGTGGTGTAGATGATTGGCACCAAGGTCCAGTCGGTCCTGGTGGCGCCTGTTTTATGGCAGCCGTTTTTGAACGCCTGCTCGGACTGGTAGCGGGAAACTGCCTCCAGGCCAGCAACTGAGGCCCATACGGTGAAGCAGATTACAGCACCCCAAAACACTAAAGCCTTCATGTGAAACTCCTTGCGCGTTGGCGCCCTGGAGCGCTCAATTTGTAGTTTAACAGCGTCATTGTTTTGATAACAAACGGTTAATACATGGTGGCGGAGCCTGGGCAGGTGTGCTCTTTGTTGTCCTTGCTGAACAGTTTGAAACCTCGCTCAGTTGGATACCAGTACAGCCCCTGGGTTCTGCAGAACCTGCACATACGCGGGCACTTCGGCCATTTGAACCGCTTCACAACACCTGGGCGGAAGTGTTCCTCGGTGTCCGGCATTTCCTCAAACTCATCGGGATGTACTTTGAAGGTCATTGCAGTATCCTCCTCAGCGAAGCTCAAGTAATGAGCCTCAAGTTTCCATTCAGTGCTGGCAAGCTGCTGGGCAGTTATTTCCACCGCGTTACCCAGCAGCCCAACCATTAACAGCCGACCGCAGTGCTGGTGGAGCCAGTAGTGCAGGCCGGTCGCCCTGTGCGCGTACAGGTGGCGCCTGGGCTTAGCTTGGCACAGTACCGCTATACGGCGCATGCCAAACGATTCGGCGTACACACCTAGAGCCTCAGGCCGTGCGCGGCTAGGACCTTTTTCATGCGATCGGGTTTGGTTTTGAGGTGGTGGCACACGTCGGTGAAGCACATGGTTCCCTGGAGCGATTTGAACTGTTCAAACAGTTGGCGGTCGCGCTCAGCCCAGCTCACTTTCTTGTACACCATGGCATCGGGGTTGTTGGCGAACTCTGACTCCAGCACGCGCTGCATCACGCCCTCGCTGCAACCGCAGTGGTGCAGGAATTCACACTTGCCGAGTTTCAGCGGCAGCAGTTCTGCGATACGTTTAGCCACAGCAGCATCCTTGGCAGCCCTTGCCGCGTCAATGCGCTTGTTAGTGGCTTCGGTGTGCTGCTTATACTGCTCTACCGTGAACTTGCCCGTCTCGGCCACGTAGGCGCGGTTGTAACAGGTTTGGTCGTCCACGCGAAGGCCGGACTCCAGCTGGGTAATGGTGCCACCTTGGGCAAGGAACTTGGCGGTCAGGTCTTCCAGCTCGGCATGCAGGGCGGTATGGTCTTCCGCTGGCGGCACGTCGGACCATTCGTCCGGCGCAGCCCAGGCTTCCTCAACGGGCATAAGTATCGAGCTGCTGTCTTTTTCCATTGTGGCGGCTTTAGCATTCATGGTCGTTCCCCTGGGTAATCGAGGGCAACCCGAGTGAGTTTCTTACGCACTCAATTGCCATAGTTATGAAGCTGATTCGGGCATAGATTTCCGATGCAGTGTGGATGGATTGGTGCATTGTGCTTGGGTCATCGGCGCAAGCAATTTCGGTGATGAAATCGGTGTAAGCCTCAACCTGGATTTCACGTTCAATGTTGAGGTTACGAAGTTCGCGGTACTGGTGGAACCGGGCTTGGCTGCATACAACTTGAGGTTCAAGGCCGGTGGCAGCGTCTGTGAATATTTTAGCGCAACCCATGATCGTTCTCCCTGCGTATTGGTTGACGTTCTTGTTATTTCAGAAATACGCTGTCAAGCTGGGTTGTGCCGCATGTGCGAGTGGTTGGGGTGGGGTATGTTGCGAGGATAAACAGCCAGGTGATTGCTATGCAAAAGGCGAAGGACATTGCAAGCTTCAGAGGTTTCATAGATACTCCAAGGGCTGCGTAGCTGGGTGAGGTAGTTCGCTTCCGTTGCTGCCCTTGGTTGTAACTGTAGCGCAACAACTTTTTCCTGCAAGATTTTAGTGTTAGGAAATTGTAACAGCCTAATAACCCGAGGCGTTACAGCGGCTTAACACCTCATACCGGCTGATGCGAGGTAGCTCGTAAGTCCGATACACACGATAACGGCACTTCGCCTGCATAGACGTTGTGCCGTTGTTTTCACGCCGCATGGTTGGCAAGTTGGGCTGACCCGGTCCGATTCCGAATGCCCGTGCCGCTGCACGACGTTCCAACCTGTCTTGGCTGCCGTCGCCCCCAGGACTGATCGCCGTTGTCCACCCTGGGGTTGGGGGTGGTTCGGTCCAATCTTGGGCGACAACCGACTGGTGGGTGAAGGCAGGCTGTAGGGCCACCCTTTCGTCACCGTCGTCTGCCACCGCCCAGGTGGCCCCGTAGCCAACCAAAGCCAGGGCCAACGTTCCGAGTAAAATTACACGCTTCACAGTCATTTGCATTCTCCTACCTATAGTGTAGCTGACTGCATAAGGCAGGGCTCGAATCACAACTTCTAGTCCAACCATCTTCACCTATACCGCGTTGTGACCGCGTGAAGCTGGCTACGGCTGGAGGTGATCACCCTGCTATCTAGCCCGGTTGTGCCGAACCCTGGCTTATGCAGTCTTACGATCGCGGAACAGTACCATGACGATAACCACAACCCAAATCACGGTCAGGAAACGTACCATCGATGGGCGTATGCTTGGCGTGCCGTCGGCCAAGTCTGCGGCCTTCAACATCAGGTTGAATGCGTATGCACCCAGTATATACAGCGCTGCCACAACGAACCACAGGATTTGAATTTGCGTTAGCATGGCGCACCTCGTTGAAAGTGTTTGAGCGAGGCGGACTGGACACACCTAAGGACTTGTCAGCCCATACAGGTTCAGCCCAGCTCTCCGCCTGTGTACATGCCCTAGCTCGCTCGACACTAGGCACAGGGTTGCATGGATATTTATTTGTCTGCGCCTCCGTACTTGGCCCAGGGTGTTGCGGTACATGGGTGCGACGGTTGCAAGTGCGACGGTTGACGGACAGTGTATGTATGACGCTAGCCCGCACTGTCACGGGAGGGTGCGCTTTGCTTGTACCTCCTGGAAGAACGTTGGACGCCCTTGCTGGTGGCCTTGAGCCCCGCTGCCTGCATTTGTATTAAAGCCATTTCTTGAAAAGGTCGCAAGCGGAGCGTTAGGATTATTTAACTAGCGTCCGTGTCGTGAGCCTCGGCCATGTGAAAGCAGTACAACTCAGCGATGTCGCATATGGCAAAGAACGGCTTGCTGCGTATGCCAGGGTTATCGGGCAACTCCTCCCACAAGTGCTGAAAGAACCCGCCAACCACCTTGGCGTCGCTTACAGAGCCGCTGGCCGGATCCCATTTGCTCAGTTCCTTGGCGCGCTTGGTGGCGTGCATATACTGGGCAAGGTAGGCCGTGCAGATCTTGTCGTGGATGAATGCAGTAGCCTTGTCTATGATTTGTTTTTCGGTTGGTGTGGTCATAGTTAAGTCCTCGATTTATAACCCCTGCCGTCTTCTCCGTCCCGCCACCTGGGGCCAATGGTGTCAGGTCGCTTCACTTTCTTTTCGTATTTCGGCCTTGGAGCACTTTGGTAGTCTGTGTCTGGTTGGTATGTGCCAGCCTTAAGCTGGGCTAGGTACTGCTGCCATTCTTGTTCAACTAGGTTGTCTGGCACAACGGGCGCTGTGCCTAGTTGCAGCTTGGGCGGCTTGGCGGGGCCTGGGTGGCACACCGGCTCGCTTGCGTCGACTAGCAACTTGTATTCTTCGATCTTCGCTTGCAACAAAGACCGAAGGTCGGACTTCTTCATAGTCACCCTCCCACTTAACGGACGATGCACTTTAACATGAACCGTTTCCGTTAAGTTGGAGGTTTTACTTCGGGTGATTGTTAACCACAGGTGGGCGGTGGCTCAGCCTGCGATTCCACCCAGGCGTTGAAGTCCGCAATCAGTACGTCGATGGGGTTGACGTCCCCAGGCAGGCCGCGTGTCGCCTGCAACTCACGAATCTGGTGGGGTAGGCCGTTCAGTGCGCACAACACCCTGTAAAGGGCGTCTTGCGACACTGGGATCTTAGGGAGTTCGTCAGCCATTGGTGTCTCCTGGTGGTTTAATGAAGGCCGCGATGTCGGCTTCAAGTGATTCGTGCTGCTCGCACGCCAGGGCACCGCTGTCCAGCACCTTCTGCAACAGGTAGGCAGCACGCTCCAGGCGACTGTTATAGGTGGCCGCGCCTTCGTCCCTGGCACGCACACGCCGGATTGCCATTTCAATACCGCTGCCGTAGATGTGGTGGATCACAGACTGCTTGACGCCCCTGGCGCGCATTGCCAGGGCTTCGGCTACCATCTCGTCAGTGTACTTGATCGGCATTATCATTTGAGCTCCAGTTGCTCAGCAAAGAGCCGTCGGATTTCTGGTAGGTCGTCCATGATAACTGGTTCGTTTGGCAGGTGTATCAGATGCGCGAGCTGGTGGATGATGCCGTCGTCTGCTAGTACCCAGTGCGCATTCAGGCCCTTCACCCAGCACACGAACACAGCGAAGTGCAGTGCAGCAGGCAGGTCCGCCATGAACTGTTCGTCCGTCTGCTGCACGATGCGGTGGTAGTCCCGCTTCAACTCCTGATAGTCGAAGCTGTAGGTGCCACCGTTGCCCAGGGTGTAAGAGATCATGGCGTGGCGTCCATCAGCTGCATTGGCGTGCGGTACGCTGGGTCAGCGCGGTCACTATCAACCATGGCCCGGTTGTCCCGCAGGAACTTGCGCACAGCACCCTTGACGATGCCAATGTTGGCACCAACCAAGTCCAGCGGATGGAAGAAATTGCCCTGGTAGTAATACAGTCGGCCGGTCTGCCCGTCCAGGTTTAGGATGTGGTGTTCACGGTTGTCCATTACGACCTCCACACGGTGTTGCAAACGTGGCATTTGTGCATCAGCCCGAAGTGCCAATGTTGGAAAGGACTAACGCCGCACTTCGGACATTTCAAGGCTCGTCATACTCCATGGGTGGCATAGGCACGATGCCGATCAGCTTTGGGTCCAGTGCAGTTGCAGGCTTTGCCACTTCGGCAACCCATTCGCTTATGTGGTCTATGCAGGCGTATACGCCAGCCGTGTTTTCACACCCTGACAACTCTTTGAACTCCAGTGGTAACGCAACGATGCCAGCCACCAGTTCCCTGTTACGCTGCTCGGCGGCTTCAGCTCGCTTAACCAGATTGGTGTGCCCTTCCTGGTAGCGGGCCAGTTCAGCGTGCAAGCTGTCCAGCAGTTTGAAGTTCGGTTTCTGCCCCAACGGTGGGCGCCAGTGCTCACCTCCGTTGTATGTGTAACCGCGTGCTTTCAAGGTGCGGGCAGCGGCGTGCAATGCGGCGAGTTCGGGCGAGGCAACACGGAGCGCTTGATTGTTTAGGCTTTGCGCTAGAGAGAAGCATTGGTCTGAAGTCAGAACCGTATAGCACCGGGATGCGTCAACGGCTTCAGCTACAGACTTCATGCTATGCACCACCGGCTGGCGCTCGACGACAGGGGCAACGAGAAGGGCTCTCAGTTTGGCACCTGTGCCAACCGACACCGCACCGCTTGTCAGCTCGGACAGAATCTGTTCACCAAGTTCCCTGGGCAATGCAATGGCACCGCTCATTGTTTCTCACCCAGGCCAATGGGGCATGGGCTGACTGCACACGACGCGCAGAACCGGAACGGTGCGGCGTGCGGGCAGTCCTGGTGCTTCACTACAGGCTCCGTGGGCTCGTACTTGGCCAGGGCAGCCCGCAGCGCATCGATTTCGTCCTGCATGTACTTGTCGGATGAGAATGACGGCATGCCACTTTCGTTTTCGTTGCCGTCTTGGACGTACCGGTCACGCCAGCTTGGGATAGTCATGGTTGTTTCCTCGTGTTGGTGAATATGTCTTCGTACCACCCAGTACCCCACAGGTCGACGTCCTTGACTGGCACTAAGCGGTCTGTGATCAACCGAATCAGTTCGTCTTTCTGCCAGTCCTTTGGCAACTGCGGAACGTCTTTGCCCAGCTTCAGGAAGTCGAATGGACCTGCACTGGTGAGCTGTTCGAACTGGCGCATGAAGCCAAGGTCTGCGGTGCAGGCTTCGTCAAAGCCAAGGAACTTGGCTTGCGCACCGTTGTACGGTTTCCACTGTGCAGTGTGCCACGGGCTTCGCGCAGGGTTGCTGAATGAAATGACCTTCCCAACCCTGCGTTCGATGCGGCCAAGCTGTTGGATGTACAGGCTCGGCGAGTACATGTTGAGGCGTTTGAGCGCTTCCTTGTTGAACTCAGACGCTTCTTCGTAGTAAAGGAACTTACTGCACACCTCGCAATACACCGGGCCACCCCAGCCGATTGGCATGTGGCCGTCCTTGCATGGGTCTTCAAGGCACTTGTACAGGTCCTGGATGTTGCGCGGCCCGCAGTACCCGTCGAGCAGGTCAACAAGCCTGTCCGCGTCAATCCTGAGTGTAACTTCTCGTGTGGCCATAAGAACCTCCGTTTGTTGCACCATGCTAGCAAGCAAACCAGCACTCAGCTGGACGTTTTAACGTCCACGAACGTGACCGACAAGCCACCATCCGTTTCGGTAATGCCACCGATTTTGCAGGTGTACCGCCCAGGTGGAGTATTCGCCGGGTCCATCTGCATTTGCATCGTGTAATGAACAGTGATGTCGTGCGGGTTGACTAACCACACATCACACGGCAGGTTGCGCAGCGTGGCCTCGATTTGGTTCAGGCTCCACTGTGACAGTTCGTCGCATATGATCAGGTCGTCTGGCCTGTCGTCCGCACGGCGCAGCCACATCAGCGGAGTGATGAACGTGGTGTTGGGTGGCAGGTACTCGGCCCACTGGTTCGCCAGCTCAAGCACTGGGGCTATTACGGTGATCTTGCCGTACTGCCCCAGGGCGTGCCCTTCGCGTGCCGCAGGCGCCACTAGGCCGGTTCGTACACCGGCACCTGTGGGTGCTCGGAACACTTGCGTGATCATACGGGCTCCCCAAGGGCCTTGGCGGCTGCCTTAATGCACAGGGGTTTGGTGGCTTCCTGACAGATGCGTTTGCCGTCGAGCATGCACATCCAATCCAGGTTGCCGCTCTTGTAGAAGACGCAGCCAGCGGCTTTCAGGCGGTCTTCGACTTTACCGAGGTGTGTATTCATGGTTCACCTTAATGGATGGGATGAAACGAAGGACGCGAAGAACGTGTCGGCTCGGGCCTGCCGTTCAGCCGCGTCCATTTCAACCTGCATGGCAGGGCGCAACGATACCCAGCCGCACGGTTTCAGTTCGAACAGCCAACCGTAGTGGCCGTTCGCTTTGTCGGTCTGTATGGCGTACTTGCCGCCACCACCTACCACCATACCTGGGGTGAGTTCGCCTGGGTTCATGAGCGGCCTCCAAGCAACTTCAGGATTTCAGCACTGCGAGCGTCCAGGCCCTTGGCGAACGCCAGCTCGCACATCTTATCAACCATGTAAGCAGGCACCATGACGCCGTCCTTGTTTTTATCGACGGCGCGCTTGTCCCAACTAACCATGAACTTACCGTCCACGTACAGCTCCATGTCGCCGTTGTCGCAAACGCAAACTCTGAACGTAGGGTCCATATCAGTCTCCTGAGGGACGCCGGTATCCCGGCATCGCCTACCAAGGGTTAGCGCGGACGCTTAACCGAACTGTCTTCGATGAGGTACAGTTCGGCCTGAGCGCGTGTAGTAGCAACATAGCACAGGTTCATTTCCTGTTGTTGCTGCCATGGCTGTTTCGCCCACGGTGCAGGGCACTGACTGGAGTTGAGCCAGTACACCCGAGGCGCCTCCATACCCTTGGCCTTGTGGATGGTTGCGAGTGTAACCACATTGGTTGCATCGCTGAACAACTGGTCAATGACGGCCAGCAACGCCGGGATGGTGCGGTCGGTTTCCAGCAGGTTCTGTATCAGGAACAGCATGGTGTCGAGCTTGTCACCGATGGCTTCCACCTTGCTGTCCTGGCACTTGGCGACGGCCTTTTCAGTTTCGCGGGCTGCCCAGTTTTCAAGGTTGGTTGCCAGGGCGTCGATGTTCTTGGCGTTCATGCGCTTGATGAGGGTCTTAAGCCCTTGGCCAATTTCACGCCCAAGGATGCAGGCTTTGATTTTGGCTTTGATGAACTTGAATGCCAGGGTGACCAGCGGCTTGGTGGTGCGGCACAGAATGAGGTCGCCCGGTTGGAAGGTAGTGAGCTCCCACCCTTTACCCAGGTTCTCCACAACGCCCATGGGCGCCCCTGGTGCCGCCTCAATTTGCGGTGCCCACTGCTGGGCGTGCTCAACCACAGCAGCGGGGCAGCGGTACGACACTGTCAGCGGCAGCTCAACGCAGTTGAACTCCTTGGCAATAAGGTCCATTGAGTTTGAGTCGGCACCGCGGAACCCGTAAATGGCCTGGGCAGGGTCGCCCACTGCGATCACCCGGCTGGTGGGCTTGAGCATCTTGCGCAGCAGGGCGCGCTGAATGGCGTTGGTGTCCTGGGCTTCGTCAACGAACACTACGTCGTACTTCGGAAGCACAATGCCCTCACGCACTGCCATGTAAAGCAGGTCGTCAAAGTCAACCATGTCGCTTTGATTGGACCAGCCCAGCAGGTCACTGGCCAGCTCCAGGGCACGCCCCAGGTTGCCGCTTTCGTTGTCGAGTTCCAGGTCGTAGTGGGCAACGATGTCAACCCAACTGGCTTCCACGTCGTCAACGAGGCAGCCGATACCCACTTGGCGGGCCAGCCCTACCAAGCGTTTGATGAAGTGGCCATATATGAACGCATCGTCACCGCTGAGGTGCTGCTGCACCAGGATGCTGAGCTTGTCGGCGTCGACCTGGCGTGTACCCTTGAAACGGGTGACTGGGCTGTAGGTAACGGAGTGGAATGTGCGGGCATTGACGCCGCGTGCCTTCAGCTCTTCAGCGATGGACTTGTTGAAGGCGAGTAGGATGCTGGTGCAGTACTCAGGCAGCAGGCTGTCGGCGTGGCATATGGTGGTGGTCTTGCCGGACCCGGCTACAGCTCGGACGATGGCGCTGCCAACCCCGTTCTCTACGAAATCAAAGATGTTGTTCTGATAGGTGGACCATTGTCTTGCCATGATGAAGCTCCCTAACGAGGCGCCCACCGAACGCGGTGGGCGTATTCACAGCATAGCGCGGAGTTTCCTGAAAGGTCAGACTTCTTGCGTGAGTATCGCGTTCAGCGTCCGAAGCACGCGATGTTGGTATGCGTGGATACCCTTTAAGTACTCCAGGCGGTCCTTGATGCGCTGCTCGCGAACCGCTTGCTGTGCTGGGGTGTTGCGTTCAACCTTCACCTCAAGCTGAGCACACTGGCGCTGTACCTCCTGCGCCGTCTGTTCGATACCGCGTCTGGTGCGGTCCCGCATTTCGTTGAGCGTAGTCAGCGCTTCTTCATCCACGACCAACACCTGGACCTTTGTGCAATCCTCGTTATGGGACCACCGCTCGCAGAACGCTTGCCCAACATTGGAACGCTCACCATCCGCGCTGAAGCAGTTGCTGTCAGCACCCTTGCGCACCTCGTACGCCACCTGCTGGTCAGTAGTGAAGAACCCTTCGGTTTTCGCGTTGTTGAGTACCAAATGACCTTTCATGGTGTTACCTCGCTGAGTTAAGTTTAAAGCCTACCACGGAGTTTCGAGGAAGTTCGGACTACTTGCGCTTAGTGAAATGGTCACCTTTGCAAATGATGCGCGCTGGGTTGGTGTCCAGGCCCCAGGGGTATTTCCGCCCAGTCTCTTTGGTGCGGGCTTTCAGGACTTTCTTGTTGACGCAGTACGGTTCCATGTCCATGTCCATACCGCAGTGTTCACAGTCGCTGCACTTAGTTCCCATGTGGCACCTCTTATGCGAACACGTCGTACCCGAATTCGTACGGGCACTGGCGGTTCAGGTTGATTGCTTCAATGAGCTGTTGCTCGGTCTTGGTGTTGCACACAGCACAGGGCACGTACCCGGTGCCCCATAGTTTCTTGGCTGAATTGTCCACCCGCCCGAAGTCCTTGCGGAACTCCTCGATGCAGCACCTGGGGTATCCGTAGTGCAGGCCCAGGCGGGTGAACGCCACGTTATCCACCGGTCTTGAGCCACTTGCCGTCGGCTTGCTTGGTGTACTGCTGGCCGCGCCCGGTGCCCAGGGAGAACCCAGGTTGCAGGCCCCAGGCTTGCTCCAGCCGCGCCCAGCAGGCGGGGCACATGCAAGCCCACTGGCCTGTCCTGGTAACACCGTCAATGAACGTGTCGGCTAGGGCGTGCTTGCACAGCTCGCACATAGTAGGCGCAGGCATGAGCCAATAGACCTTTCTCATTTCGGCATCCCCGCTCGGGTTTCAATTTCTGCGAGGGTCAGGTTGACCCAGTTCGTCATAGCCAGGAGCTGCCACGTTGTATCGCCTGGGCGTGGTGGTGCCCGCAGCAGCGCCTGGGACACCCAGCTCGCATGATTGACCCACTGGTGTACCAGCACGATGTCGGTGGTGCCGTCCATCATGGGTGATATCGTGATGGCCACAACATGGTTTCCTTCGTACCCACCGCACATCAGGCGGCAGTCACCGCTGGCCCACAGGCTGAACTTGCCTTTACCGCCGTCGGTGATAGTGACGTCAAGGTCACAGTCTTTCGCTAGGCCGAACTTCACTCTGAACATGGCGTCACCTTTAGCTCAACGAGCTTAACGTTGCTGGGTGCCCACTTGCATTGGCGGTCGTTGAAGTACGTCGACACCTGCACCCACTGGTGCGGGAACCTGTCTTCGTACGCCATAACGCGCCCCAGGCCGTCAGGGCATACGGCCTCTTGACCTATTACGGGGTGTTTGAAATCGAACATGCTGCGTCCCTTTCGGCGGTATCGCCTATTTCAAAATAGTCGTTGAGGGTTTGCACGAACCCCAGGTGTACGTTCGCACGTTTGTTGTAGTGCTTGCGATGCCCAGGCTCCAGGCCGTCATCATTAGCATAGGCCCGTAGCTGAACCATCGCAAGATAGTGGTACAGGCGCAGCGCTCGCAGGCCAGCAACCTGCTCAGTCGTGAGGTTCATTGTTGGCCCCAGGCTTTCTGGTACTGAACCCAAAGCCACTGAACGTTCCCGTTCAAGTAGCGCTTACCGTTGGCGCTAATGCTGAACAAACCTGGGCTCAGCTTCATGTGTTCGACGGCTGCAACTTCAAATGCACGCTGAGGCGAGCCCAACTCCGTCCGTATCGTTAGCTTGATCACGGTGCAGCCTCCCACACAATGGGGCAGTCGAACGCAGCGCACTCGAGCCCTACCTTGGTTTTGATTGCCTCAACCTCACCGCTAACCACACCTACAGTCAGCACGTTGCCGAACTGGTGTTCCCACCATTCGTTACCCAGGCCGTCTCTGCAACCCCTGGTGCTGGCAGCCCAGGACAGACTCACAAGGCGCGCTGAATACAAACCAGTGCCATACACCTTGCGATAACACGACGTTGGCAGCGGCTTAGTCGAAGCCTCCACCTTGCCGACCGTGTAGCCAGTTGCTTGAATTTCCATACTGCACCTCAGTTAGAAATGACCCAGGTAGCTGCGCAGCTTGCGATAGTTGCGCACTTCGGCGAAACCCAGCGCTGCCACCTTACTGGCGATGCGTTCGTTGCGGCAGCGCTCGGCGCAGTACACCTTAACCCGAACCTTGCCGAGTTTGCTGTTGAAGCTGGTGTATATGCGCACGTACTCGATGTCAAGCAGCTTGAAGGCTGCAATGGCTTCCCGTGCCTTGGCCAACTGCTCGACCGGTGCGAATGCGAGTTTCATGGTACACCTCCGATTGTAAGTGACGACAAAGCCCGCCGAGGCGGGCCTGGGTGCCGGTGGTGCCCTATGCGCAGCAGCGTGGGCACACGTTCAGCGGGCCATGTTCGTAGAAGCAGCGGCGATCAACGATCGTCCAATGGCCGAACACGTATACAGCGATCATTTTGCGTGCCATGGCCTTAGCTCCAGGAGAAGTATGCGAGGGTGAATACGAATGCTGCTGCTAAGGTGATGCCGACTAGGATTTCCATGGTGTGTCTCCGATGTGTTGTTTGCCTTGCTTAACTACATAGTAGTTGAACCCCGTCAGGATGCAAACGAAAAAGTGGAAATTTCGGATTTCTTTTGCATACCCTGGTCGCCGCCCGACTCAGCGCTGACTGGGCACCACCTGGGCTCGCCTATAACCACATTGACGTGTCCGAACGGTCGCGCCGACGTCAGTTCGAGTCAGCGTGTCAGCCCTGCCAGAACTTTGCGAGTCGGTATCCCTGCCAGTTTGCCAGCTTTTTCGTATACCGTGAAACTGGCGAATGTACTCCCACGAAACTGTATTAGTGGTGGATACCAAAATAGTGCGGTAACTAAGTTAGCAAACTCAGTTAATGCAGCCCAGCCCAGGCCAGGGGCAGCTCTTAGGGGTATAAATTAACAATTAGCAAATTAACAACAACTAAAGATAAAAAATAAATTATATTTTCTGTATATAGGCCCACCGGGTCACCCCTTGCTAATTTCCTAATAAGGTTAACGCATATCTTTTCTACTCTACCTAATCCCCACTTTATTTCATCCTCTACCAAACCTTGCCACTTTCCCCATATATACCTATTATTGCATTCCCTTACCCCACCTGCACCAGGAGCTGTACCATGGTTCAACTGTCGTTCAACGCCGCGGACTACCCACTGGATAAACCTGAGCCAGACGATACCTCTGCACCGGCTACCACATGGGATCCAACCCCAACTACCCAAAAGGAATACATCGCAGCATGCAAAGCCCGCTTGCAAGTTATCGACGCTGCTAATAAGCGGTGGCGGAAAGCTATTCGAGTCTTGCAGGCTGCCAAGATTGAAGCGGATGAACTTCGTGATGCATGGCACGAACTCAAAGCCACTAAACCACCACGCTCACCCTACGCAGATATCCTCTTGGGTGGTGGGCAAATTGACCCGGACTTAGCAAATGAGTGATAAGTGGAACACCACCACCGTTGACCCGTCCCAGGCGCCACCACAATTGTCTGAACAAGTGCTGTCAGAGAACCTTGGCCACACTAGCCAGTTCGTTGGGCTGATGGACACCGAAGACAAGGTACGTGGTCATCTGGAGGCCGTCGCGCAGTACCAGACCGTTAAAAGCAACCTGCTGCACAGCGGTCAGTTCGACCCGGACGAGATCAAGCGTGCCTATGCGTCTACCTGGGTGGCCTGCGATGGCTGCGAAAGCCCGCACGGTGCCTGTGTGGACGTGTGTGCCAAGGCTGGCCGTGTGGTCGAGACGTTTGGCTTTGGCCCTGAAATGGATGCAGCCCTGGCCGAAGACGATGCCAAGCTGCGCGCCCTGGGTGCGTACGACCCACCGGCTGTCCGATGTGTCACTAGCACAACGGCTATGTGTCCAGACCCGCATGGTGCTTGTGCCCAGCGGTGCCAATTCCCCTACAGCGTGGAACAGCAGGCCGACGCGCAACACCCTGCCCCGGCACCTGCTGCCCAGCCCCAGGGCGGCACCCACCACCCCTACTGCACGTCGCTGCACCCTGCCACGGCTGCCCAGGGCTGCGACTGCGGTGCCAGGGGCTTTGACTGGGGTGGCCCTGCACCTGCCCAGCAGGCGCAGCAGCCTCAACAGGGCGCACGCCAAGGCCCAGCCACACCGCAACAGGTTGAAGCGGCTCGGGTTGCCTGGAAGGACGCCATCGCCAAGCGGGATTCGCTGTACAAGCAATGGGACGCCTACGTTAAACAGCTCAGTGACGAGTACCGACGGTTGCGCGGTCAATAAAAAGCCCGCTTGCGCGGGCTGTTGGCTTGCCTGGGCTTAGCGGTTAATGATGGCCCAGAAGGCGCGGTTGGTGTCGTCGCCAGCCTTCATTTCCGAAACCAGCAGGGTTGGGTCCATGCCGTTGACGTAGGTGTCCAACATCAGTTGCAGGTGGAAGGCGTTCAGGTCGCAGTCGTAACCGAACTCTTCTGCGTCTGCTATCACCTTGGTAACAGCGGCCTTGATGGCTTCGTGGTTTTGGTTTACTGGGGTGTTCATGGTGTGGTACTCCGTTGCGTTGTTTGGTTTGTGTTGCCTAACCTAACTATAGGTGATGCCTCCAATCCTGCCACTCGCTTTCGCAAATTAAATCCGAATAGTTTTCTATCGATAGCTGCAAACGATAAGAGCTCAGCTATAGGTTTCGTTTGCGATGTTTTTATGAGCTGGCTATTATTGGCAGCGTTAAGCAACTCACCGGGCTGTTAATATGCAAACCACTCCGCCAGATGCTACAGAAGCCAATACAGCTCAGCAACGCTTTGACGAGTTGTATATCACCAGTACCGAAGTATCCCAGGAAATGGGTGTGCCACGGGCCACGGTGCTTTATGCCCGTCGCCGGGGCTTACTCCCTGACCCTATTACCATCAACGAAAAACAGATATACCTGTGGGAACGCGCCACCGTGCGCCCTTACATGGAAGCCTGGAAACTCAGCCTAGCTTGTCGGAGAGGCCAACTGGTATGAGCTCTGCGAGTCTCCACTGGGGGCGCGTACCGTTAGAGCTCAGGAGACTTAAGCGCTGGTGTGTAGCTGGCCCTGATAAGTCTCCATATGCCATCGGACCGAAAGGCCTCTACCGTGCTAGTGATACTGACCCTAATGACTGGGGCACGTTCGAAGATGTTGCGGCTTACGCCCACAGCATCGACGCACATATAGGCTTCGTACTGCATGCGGGTGACGGCCTTACCTGCATTGACCTTGACGTTAAGAACCAAACGAACGAACCCAACGCTGCCAAGTGGACCACCCAGGCTGAGCTGGACCGCTACTGGCGTATCGTGCAATCGTTCGACAGCTACACTGAAAAGAGCCGCTCGGGCCTGGGCTTGCATACCTGGGTGTTAGGTGAGATTGGCCTGGGTTGCCGACGCCAAGGTGTCGAGGTGTACTCCCAAGCGCGGTTCATGATAACCACAGGTAACGTTGTGCTGGATCGGCCGGTGGCCGAACGCGGTGGTCTGCTGGGCCTGTTGGTGTCAGAGATCCGTGCTGCCCAGGAGGTCACCCACGTTGAGCTGGAAGAGCTTGAGGAAGTTGAAGACGACGCTACTATATTGCAACGGGCTATGGAAGCTGACAACGGCGATAAGTTCAATGCCCTGTGCGCTTGCACCAGTTGCGTTGGAGATGGTGACCGCAAGGTCCACGGCACCTACCAGGAGCTAGGCTACCCAACCCAGTCCGAAGCTGACTTGGCACTGATGTCGATCTTTACCTTTTATAGCAACTCCAACGAGCAGTGCCGCAGGCTGTTCCGTATGTCTGGCCTGGGCCAACGTGAAAAGGCCCTGGTCAACGACCGCTACCTGAACCGCACCCTCAAGATTATCCGTGGTCGGCAGTCCCGTGAGCTGGCCATTGACGCCGATGGCATCAAGCAGGCTGCCGCCCTGGTGGCTGAGATCCAGGCTGGCCAGTACCGCCCTACCTACGACGTTGACCCCATGGCTGCCCAGGCGTTGGCCGCTGCACCGGTTGCGGCTGCCCTGGCGCCCATAGCGGCCACTGACGACGACCGGCTACCCTGGCCCCCTGGCTTCGCTGGCGCCCTGGCTGGCTTCATCTACCAAAGCAGTCCCCGCCCCATTCGTGAGGTGGCAATCGTTGCCGCGATCGGGTTGCTAGCGGGCATCTGCGGGAAGGCGTACTGCATACCGCAGTCGGGCCTCAACGTTTATATGGTGCTAGTGGCGCGGTCTGCTATCGGCAAGGAGGCGCTGCACAGCGGCCTAGCAATGCTGATGGCTGCGGTGCGTGAGTCAACCCCTGCTGCAATGAACTTCCTGGACTTCTCTGAGTTTGCCTCCGGGCAAGCACTTCAAAAGGCGTGTGCGATCAACCAGTCGTTCTGCAATGTGTCCGGCGAGTGGGGTCGTAAGCTGAAACGCCTTGCGGCTGAGGATGGCCGCGATGGGCCGATGCAAACCCTGCGCACGGTGATGACCAACCTTTACCAGAAGTCTGGTCCAGCTTCCATCGTTGGTGGGGTTGCGTACTCCAAGAAGGAGGACAACGTAGCCTCGGTGTCCGGCGTTGCCTACAGCATGATCGGAGAGACAACTCCAGGCACGTTCTTCAAGGCGCTGACTGAAAGTATGATGGAAGACGGTTTCCTATCGCGCTTTAGTCACGTGGAGTACCTGGGGCAACGGCCACGGGCCAACCCCAACCCGCTAAAACGCCCTGACCGCGCCCTTACAGACGCGCTGTGCGGCTTATGTGTGCAGGCCATGACCTTGCTGAGCCGGTTCCAGACGTGCTCTGTGCTAAACGACCCACAGGCCGAGGCGTTGATTACCGAGTTTGATCTTGAGTGTGATAAGCAGATTAACAGCACTGACGATGAAAGCTGGCGGCAGATGTGGAACCGGGCGCACCTAAAGGTGTATCGACTGGCCGCACTGATGGCAGTGGCAGACAACTGGCTCAACCCTGTGGTTAACCTCGCTCACGCCACCTGGGCGCTCGACCTCGTTAAGCGGGACATCGCCCTGATGCAGAAACACATGGAGGCCGGTGATGTTGGCCTGGGGGACTCGTCCAGGGAGCGCAAGCTGCTTAACATCATGGGTGAGTTCCTGGCACAGCCAATTAGCTCAGGTTACGGCATACCGGAAACCATGCGCTTCGATAGCATCGTGCCACGCAAGTTCCTGCAGATACGTTGCCAACGTGTTAGTTCGTTTACTGAGTACCGCATGGGCGCCAACATGGCGATGGATAATACACTTAGAGCTCTCTGCGATAACGGTTATATTCAAGAAGTTGAACGCAGTACACTTGTCACTAAGTACGGGTTCCAGGGTAAAGCGTATCGAATTATCTCTTTGCCGGACTCTGCTAAGTTGCGAAAGCGTTAAAATCTTGCATTAACCGGGCGTTAGTTTATATTAACTATGCCGCTCAAAACATACCAACCGCAGGAGCTTCAACATGCAGATTAACTACGGCGACATGGTCGCTACGTTGGCGAAACCCGGTGACGATATCTTGGCATCCCTGACGCCTTTGAAGTGCCACCTGTGGCACATGGCATCTTGCATCCCTGGCGAAGCTGGCGAGTTGTTTGACGCCGTCAAGAAACACGTGATTTATAACAAGCCCATGGACCGCCTCAATGTGGTTGAAGAACTCGGTGACCTGGAGTTCTACATGGAAGGCTTGCGCCAGGGCCTGGGCATCACCCGTGAAGAAACCTTGGCCGCTAACGTCGCCAAGTTGGGTGAACGTTACAAGGGTTTGAAGTACAGCGACAAGGCTGCCCAGGAGCGTGCTGACAAGGTTTCCGACCGCAGCTTTATCGGCCAACAGCAGTTGGCGTCCACGCCGATGCAGGCGCCCCAGGCGCTCGCTGGGCTGCACATGCCGCCACCGGCTGCCGCAGTGCCTAGCGACATGCCGCAGATGCCTGCACCGTTCCCACACGCACCATCGTTCGCACCTGCACCAGCCCCACAGATTCCGTCGGCTGCCCCGCCAACCGGTTGGGATGCCCCACCACCTATTCAAACTGTGCCACCAAGCGCGCCCCAGGGCGAACAGATCAACGTTGCGGCCATCGGTAAGACCGGTGAGCTCAGCCACATCCACACCACGTCGCTTGGCGCCTTTGTGGCGTACGATGAAGGTGCCCAGGAGCTCGGCCGGTTCGTTACCCTCAACGAAGCTGTGGTGGCCGTGCGTAACCACAATGTTGCGCTGAACACCGCCAAGGACGCCACCACCCAGGGCACGCAAGCCTTCGAGGCAGTGGCTGCCAAGGTTGCCATGGGCTCCATCTCCGAGGTGACGTACCTCCTCAACGCCGCGGACAACCCGTTCGAAACTGGGACCGTCGGTTACAACAACTTCCGTGCCGCGTTTCTTGCTGCTGGCACTGCACACATCGGCGGTTAACACATGTCCCTGATTCCTCAGAACCCGGTAACGCAGAAAGACCTTGTCGAGTGGTACAACCTCAAGGTCCAGCTCAAGGCGATGAAAGCCCTGGCGGATAAAGAAATGCTGCTGCGCAAGAAGATCTTCGGTGGCCTATTTCCCAAGCCAACCGAGGGCGTCAACGCGCACACCATGCCCGACGGCTACATCGTTAAAGGCACGTACAAGATCGACAGGAAAGTTGAAATCGCTGTGCTCAAAAGCTGCACCGAAAGCTTCATTGAGCGTGGCGTTTCACCGGACTCACTGATCGAGTATAAGCCCGAGCTGTGTCTGTCTGCGTACCGCAAGTTGACCGAGGAGCAGGCAGCCATATTCGACGAGTGTCTGATTATCAAACCAGCCTCGCCGGAACTGGTCATCGTACCGCCAGCAGCTCCCAAGGGGAGTAAATAGAGGTATGACGTATGAGGGTGACCATCATTACCGACGCATCCTGGTGTCCAACCACCAAGGTTGCCGGATATGGATTTTGGGTCGCCTGTGAACGGGGTCGGCGTCGTGGTGGTGGCACCATCAAGACGCTGGTTCCTAGTAGCTTGGCGGCTGAGATGATGGCCATGGTGAACGGGTTGTGCCAGGGCATGCGGTTGGGGATGATCTCCAGCGGGGACGCGCTACTGATTCAGACGGACTGCCAGTCGGCCATCGATACGTTCAGCAAGTTCCGCAACCCTGGTGATGATGTTGAGGCCCAGGTAGTTGCACACATGGAAGAGCTTTGCGGCACATGCAGTCTGTCGGTTGAATACCGACACGTTAAAGGGCACACCCAGGGGCGCACACCGCGCACATACGTCAACAACTACTGCGACGCACAGGCTAAGAATTATATGCGGGAACGCAGGGGCAAGGCGTTCATTGAACAGTGTCGAGACGCTGTAGATAAAGCCAACGGAGAGCTAAATGAACTTTAACAACCGTAACCATCCGCACCACGATGCAGAGCCGGTGACAACCACCTTGCCACCACCGTTCAACCATGTGACCGAGTTGGAGCTGAAGGACGTCGTTGACATCCTGCATGCCACCACCCACCACCCGAACGCCTGCTTCAGCAAGGGCCAGCTCAAGGCCATCGCCGACAAGGTGCTGGGCAAGCTTGGTATCGCCGAGAACCGCCTCATCAACGTTGGGACTGTAGTGCTGGCAATGGGCAAGGCTGCGTCGGAGATGCCAGAAGGCACCCCAGGCAAATCCGAGCTCGACGCATACTTCCAACTCCTCATCGCTGCACTGAACGGTCGGGGTTAACATGCTACCGAATCTCGCCTGTGACTGGGATGAGGCTAAGCAACGCTTTCCGGCGCTGCTGCTGCCTAAGATCGACGGTGTGCGCGGCTTGAACATGGAAGGCCAGCTCACTGGCCGCAGCCTCAAGACGCATGCCAACCGGTACACGACCAAGTTCTACTCCGGCTCTGAGCTGATGGGCTTGGACGGCGAGATGGCAGCTGAGGACGAACGTCACCCGGACTTATGCAGGTTGACCACAAGTGCGCTGAACACCATCGTTGGCGAACCGTTCACACTGTGGCACCTGTTCGACTATGTAACCGAGGCGACCGCTGGGCTGCCGTACTACCGACGGCACGAGCATCTTATGTCCCACGTTGCCAGCATGCAGAACGCTGGGCCATTGCAGCCCTATGGGCACCTGCGGGTGGTTGGCTTCCGCATTGTCAACAACATGGAAGAGCTACAGGCTGCGGATGACGAGAACCTGGACAACGGGTACGAGGGCAGCATCCTTCGGGACCCTAATGGCCTGCACAAGCAAGGTCGCAGCACCGTGAAAGAAGGTGGATACCTGCGCATAAAGCGGTTCATAGACTCGGAGGCTGTGGTCATCGGTATTGAGCAGGGCCAAACCAATACCAACGCAGCCCAGGTGAACGAGCTCGGTGGGCAGTTCCGGACTACGCACGCCGAAGGCATGGTGCCGAACGGCCAAGTTGGCGCTATGCTATGCCGTGCCCTGGCCGACGTATACGATCCCGTGCAGAAGACCAAACTGCTGATCGCCAAGGACCAGGAAATCATCGTTGCACCTGGGCGCATGCCGGTCGCGCTGCGCAAGTACTACTTCGAACACCAGAACGAGCTGCTCGGTCAAACGATCAAGTATAAGTTCTTCCCTAAAGGTATGAAGGACAAGCCACGCTTTCCGACGTACCAATCGCATCGCGCAGCCAGCGACATCTCATAGGGGTTAGTATGAGCATTCTCCAACAGGTTTCAAACGCACCCAGCCGCCAGGGCGTTCGTATGGTGGTGGCGGGTGTGGAGAAGGTGGGTAAGACCACTTTCGCCGCTAGTGCGCCCAGGCCCATCCTGGTGCCGCTGGAGGTTGGTGCAGTAGGCATCACCGTCAACAAGACGCCAATGCTTCAGAAGCTGCAAGACACCGAGCAGTTTATTGCGGAGGTGTTGGCCGCTTGCCAAGCTGGCCAGTTCCCGTACCAAAGCATTATCTTTGATAGCTGCACAGCGTTCGAGCGCCAGATCCATGACTCGATCATTGAGGCCGACCCAAGCTGGGCCAAGGGTAACAAGCGCTCGGTAACAATGGAGAGCGCCCTGGGTGGGTACGGTCGGGCGTACACCTACGCCAACGAGCGGTTCGACTCGTTCCTAAAGCAGTGTGACGTCCTGGCGGTGTTGTGCGGTATCAACATCATTTTCACCGCCCACGTATTCGCCGCCAAAATGATGGACCCTACCCAGGGTGAGTACGATAGCTGGGACCTGCTGCTGCACTCTCCGAAGAACCAGAAGACCTACGGCAAGCGTGAAATTATCACGCAGTGGGCAGACGTGGTGGGCTTTATGTACGAGCCGATGTACATCACCAAAAGTGACAATATGTCCAAGGGCGTCAGCGCCAACAAAGGGCGCGTGATGGGCTTGAGCAGAACTCCTTCTTACGTGGCGGGAAACCGTTACGGCGTTGAAGGCGAGGTTTCCATTCCCCGCCAGGGCGGGTGGAATCAACTTGCGCATGCAATCTACAATGCCAGCGGCATTGACCTTTTTAACCGCGATATAGTGTAAGGAAATCCCCATATGGCTTCGCTGAACTTTAATGCCCAAACTGTTGCACCGTCCACCGGCCAGTTGGATGCCATGCCGAAAGGCTGGTACAACGCGCTTATCGAGAGCTCCGAAACCAAGCCGACCTCCAAAGGTGACGGCTCGTACCTGGAACTGAAATTCAAAATCATTTCCGGGCGTTTCCATAACCGCAGTGTGTACGCACGTTTGAACCTCAACAACCCCAACCCGGTTGCCCAGGAAATCGCGTACAAAGACCTGAGCGCAATCTGCCACGCCACCGGCATCCTGAGCGTCCAGGACAGCAGCCAGTTGCACAACATCCCGTTGAAGATCCGGCTCAAGGTGCGCAAAGGCAACGACGAGTACGACGACAACAACGAAATTTCCGCGTTCAAGAATATCAACGAGCAGGTGAAGCTCGCCGACGACGAGAACCCGGCTCCTGGTGCGGCTGGCGGCTACCAACAGATGCCACCGCAACAGCAAATGCCTCCGCAGCAAATGCCTCCTCAGCAACAACAGCAAATGCCTCCACAGCAGCAGTATCAACAGCCGCCTGTGCAGCAGCAACAGCAGATGCCGCCTCAGCAGCAGTACCAGCAGCAGCCCCCAGTGCAGCAACAGCCGCCGATTCAGCAACAGCAGCCGCAGTACCAGCAGGCCCAACAGCCTTGGCAGCAGCCTGACCAGCAGCAACAGCAGCAACAGTATCAGCAACAGCCGCCAGTCCAGCAGCAGATGCAACAGCAGCCGCCAATGGACCAGCCTCCGCAGATGCAGCAGCAGATGCAACAGCAGCCTCCGGTGCAACAACAGCAGCAGATTCCTCCGCAACAGCAGCAACAGCAACAGCCTCCTGTGCAGCAACAGCAACCGTACAACGGTGCTCAGCTGAACAACCCTCAAGCAGCTATTCCACCTTGGCAGCAGCCGCAGTAATCTGAACGATACTGCTAATGGACGCGGCACTCGCCGCGTCCATTCACTACGGGGTGTCACATGCCAAACGTTACCATAGCCGTGGAGACTATACGTCTCCGTGAGCGGCTTCTTGAGCAAGACCAAGGTTCTAACTTTCGTATGTGGCTTGGCCGCGTGCTTCCGCACATAGGCGACGCATACAGGGAAGGTGAAGAGAGCTTCCGGACGCACATGGGCGCGAGCCTCATCGGTGCGGAGTGTCCGCGTGAAATCTGGTATGGCTTCCACTGGACTACAAAGCCGCACTTCCCAGGCCGCATACTGAGGCTCTTCAACCGGGGTCACCTGGAGGAAGGACGGTTCATTGCACTGATGCTCATGTGCGGGTTCCAGGTGTACCAGCAGGACGAGCACGGTAAGCAGTTCCGTATCAGCCACGCTGGTGGGCACTTCGGTGGCTCAGGTGATGGTGTGGTTATCGGCCTGCCAGACCTGGCACCTGGGCAAGCTGCGCTAGCCGAGTTCAAAACGCACAGCGAAAAGTCATTCCACGAGCTGGCTGGCAGCAACTGGAAGGACCATGTTGACGTGCTGTGTGGGCGCCCAAGCACGGCCAAGGACACGAACTTTACCGGCAAGGGTGTGCGCGAAGCCAAGTTCGAACACTTTGTCCAGATGCAGATGTACATGCGCAAGATGGGGTTAGCCGTCGCGCTGTACGAGGCTGTCAACAAGAACGACGACTCTATCTACTCCGAGTTGGTACACCTGGATTCGCTGCTAGCAGACCAGTTCCTGGAGCGCGGCCAACTGCTAGTGTTCGCTGACACACCGCCAGCCCGCATCGGTAAAAGCATCGGGTTCTACAAGTGCCGCTTCTGCGACCACAAGGCTGTGTGCCATCAGCAGGCCGCACCTGCTGTCAACTGCCGCACCTGTAAACACTCCCGCGTGATCGCAGACGGCACCTGGGCGTGCGTACACCCGACGCAATGGGGTGCCGGTGATAGCCACACATTACCGAAGGAGATCCAGTTCACCGCGTGCCCTTCCTACGAAGCCAGTGACTTTACGATATGACCTGTCTGACGCTGCTGCCTCGGGAGTACCAGATCGAGGCGGTGTCGTCCCTTTACTGGTACTTCGAAAACTACCCGGTAGGCAACCCAGTGGTCGCCATGCCCACCGGGACAGGGAAGTCGATCGTTATTGCGATGTTCCTGCAAAGCGTTTATCAGAAGTGGCCGAACCAGAAAATCCTTGTGCTCACCCACGTCAAGGAGCTCATTCAGCAGAACTACGAAGAGCTCGTTGGCTTGTGGCCCCAGGCACCGGCTGGCATATACAGCTCCGGGCTTAACAGGCGGGACACACGGAACTCCATCGTGTTCGCTGGTATCGCTTCGGTTGCCAAGCGCGCGGATGAGTTTGGCCGCGTCGACCTTGTAATGATTGACGAAGCGCACCTCGTTAGCCCGACCGAAACAACGATGTACCGCAAGTTCCTTGCGCAGCTGATGGTCACTAACCCCATGCTGCGCGTTATCGGGTTGACTGCCACACCCTGGCGCCTGGGGCACGGCAAAATCACTGACGGCGATGAAGCGCTGTTCACCGACGTGTGCTTCGACATCACCGGCATTAACGCATTCAACCGGCTCATTGCCGAAGGCTTCCTCAGCCCCCTGGTGCCCAAGCCAACGCAGACGAAGCTTGACGTCGATGGCGTTCACATGCGGGGCGGTGAGTTCATCCAGGCAGAGCTGCAACGCGCTGTCGACATCGATGACATCACTGAAATGGCTTTGCGCGAAGCCATGGAGTACGGGCACAACCGGCAAAGCTGGCTGATCTTTTGTGCAGGGGTTGAACACGCCTGCAACACGTCGCGCATACTGAACGACCTGGGCATTCCGTGCGGCGTAGTCCACTCCGACATGAGCACGGGCGAGCGCGACCAAGTATTCAAGGACTTCAAATCCGGCAAGCTGCGCGCCCTGGCAAACAACAACGTCGCCACCACCGGTTTCAACCACCCACCGGTTGACCTGATCATCGTGCTGCGGCCGACTGCGTCGTCTGTGCTGTGGGTGCAAATGCTTGGTCGCGGTACACGCCCATACGACCCACGCAAACCCGGCAAAGTCGACCCTATGGCCTTCCCGCTATATAAGCGCAACTGCCTTGTCCTGGACTTCGCTGGTAACACCATGCGCCTTGGGCCAGTCAACGACCCGGTGGTGCCGCAGAAGAAAGGCAAGAAGGGTGGCAAGGCACCTGTCAAGCTTTGCGAGAAGTGCAACACCATGGTTCACGCGAGCCTGGTTTGGTGCAACACAGAGCTTGACGACGGCACCATCTGCAACAACGAGTTCCCGAGGGAAGTACACATCGGCACCCAGGCGGGCACCGAGGTACTCGTCAAGGGTGACAACCCTGTAGTCGAGGTGTTCAAGGTTGACCACATTACCTACACCACCCACACAAAGTCCGACAGGCCGGACAGCATTAAAGTGAAGTACTACTGCCACATGAACAGCTTCAACGAGTTCGTGTGCGTCGAGCACCAGGACTATGCAGGCAAGCGCGCCCGTCGCTGGTGGCGCGAACGCAGCACCGAGCCTATGCCTGCAACCACCAAGGAGGCGATGGAAGTTCTTCAGCAGGGCCAAATGATGGCAGCGACGCACCTGCGGGTGTGGTTAAACAAGAAGTACCCTGAAATCCTGGCCTACTGTTATGACGGCAGTGCGTTCGGGACCCAGGTGCCAACGGTCGACGACAACCCGACCCAGGAAGTTGTCGGGCCTCGTAGTATGCACCTGCCAAACGTCAACCCGAACCCCGAGGCTGGGGACCAGCCGGATTTCGATAGCTTCGACGACGACATACCTTTTTAAAAATAAATCCAAAAATCGTTTGCACAGGACGGAACCATCAACTAGGGTATGTACAAGGGCAGCACAAACCAACCACCGCCCAGGAGAAGCACCATGGAAACTACTAAATTCTACAGCAGCAAATCCAACGCCAAGCGCGCAGCCGCCAAGGCTGGTATCGATCTGGCCACCGCAGTACTGGTCGAAGGTGAAGGTGGTTTCGCTTACACCGCACCAGCCGCCCCGGAAGCACCAGTGGCCCCAGCAGCACCGGAAGCCGACCTGGAAGTGTCCGAGCACGACAAGGGCCTGATCGCCATGTGCGGCCACTCGCACTGCCCACACTGCGAAATCCACCTCAGCAACGGCGTGATGGACTTCGACAGCTTGGTTGAAACCGCTGGCAGCTTTAAAGCAGCTTTCGAAAGCCAGCAACATGAATGGTCCTGCATGGGTTGCGGTGGCGAATGGGGTGCCGAAATCACCGAGGCCCCTGCCCAGGCACCAGCAGCCGCACCAACTGGCACCGGCGTAAAAATCGAAAAGAACCGCGAAGAACGCAACGGCGTTAAACGCCCTTCGGTTGGTGGCATGTGCCGCGCAGTGTGGGACTTCTGTGACGCCCACCAAGCTGCCAACGGTGCAGCCCCAGCAGTAAAAGACGTCAAGGCCGCAGCCGAAACCAACAGCTGGAACGCCAACAACGCTTCGATCGAGTACTACTTGTGGCGCAAGTTCATGGGCATCCGTGGCCGTCAGGCCAAGTAACCCAACCAATTAATTCCGGGGCCAGCGATGGCCCCAAGGGGCGACCATGTACTTCACAATCGATATGTGTAGGCTGCTGGTGCTGCATAAGCACCCTTCGTTCGTTGTGGTTGGTGCGCTAGCCGACCTCGAAATACCCGACTCGGCTTACTTCATTACGCAGCTCGATACCGAGCGTCGCCTGTACACCATCGGCGAAAGCCAACTTGTCGAACTGTACCGCAACATCACGGGCGAGCAGCCGCAACACACCGGCAACCAACTGCGCAAGCTTATACTCGAACTCGCTAGCCGCTTGCCCGAAACCGATGTGCGACAGGCCGAAGTCGAAAGGCAGTGCGACTATGCCACTGCCCACCCTGCCGACGGGCCTTACCGGTACGTGCGTGGGGCCAGCAGGCCGCACCGTGCCGCCGAGTTGGCCCCAGGGTTAACCACAGGGGTTGCCAGCGACCCTGGCAGCGTACTGGCAACGTTTGTGGCGCCCAAGGCCAAGGCCCAAACCTTTGTGCTTTCGCCAGACATGCGCGAACCAGCGGAACCCGAGCCAAAGGCACCCAGGGCGCCCAGGGCACCGGGTAGCGCACCGAAGGGTGGTGTACGCCAAGTCATCTGGGACACGGCCGACGCCATGTGGCAGGCTGCGGGCCAGCCGAAAGACAAGCGCGAAGTCCTCGCTTTACGCAAAGCGGTTATGGATGAACTCGAGACGCAACATGGTGTTAAGCGCACCAGCAGTTCCAACGAACTCGGCAACTGGCAAAAGGCGCGTATCACCGTGTAAAATCTTGCTCGCCGTTTCAAGATTGTGCTAGCTTTGTAGCTCCTTAGTACACAAATGAACCTCAGCCGTCGAGTACCTAATATGAGCCAATTGACCCCGGAACAAATCGCAGCAAACAAGGCCGAAGCAGACGCAAAGAAAAAGCTGGAGCAGGAAACCAAAGCCGCTGAAAAGAAAGTCAAGGCGGACGAGAAAGCCGCAGCCGCCAAGCTGAAGAAAGAAAACGACGCCAAGGCCCGCGATGAAGCCAAGGCCAAGAAACTGGCCGAAGCCCAGGCTGTCAAAGACCAGCGTGAAGCCGACAAGAAAGCCAAGGCTGACGCCAAGGCTGCCAAGGTCGCCGAGCGCGAAAACTCCCGTATGCCTGAGCAGAACGGCGTGCGCCGTCCGAAGGCCGATACCCTGTGCGGTAAAGCCTGGGGCATCGCTGACAAGCTGTCCGCCAGCCTGGGCCAGCCTGTACCGATTGCCAACCTGCTCGAAGCTACCACCGCCGAGGGCCTGAACGAAGGTAACGTGAAGGCCGAATACGCACGTTGGAGAAAGTTCCACGGCGTGACTGGCCGCGTTGCCCTGCCGAAGCCTGCAGAAACCCCAGCACCAGCGCCCGTACAGTAACCTGTCCCCAGGTTACGGGAAACCCACAAGCGGGGCACACGCCCCGCTTGTTAACTACCCCAGGAGGCGAAATGAACGCCCAAGCTCCCGAACACAAGTCACACCAGCTCGACACCCTCGATGTACACAGCATTTTTCTAACTATCCAAGGTGAAGGCCCGTTTACCGGGTGCCCTGCGGTGTTCGTCCGGCTAGCCGGGTGCAACCTGCAATGCCCTGGGTGCGACACCGACTACACCAGCAAGCGCGAACGCATGTCGCCCAGTGCCATAGCTGCCAAGGTAATTGACCTGAGCGGGCCTGCGGTACTTGTGGTTATCACTGGCGGTGAACCGTTTCGGCAAAACATCGCTGACCTGTGCAAGCGGCTTGTCGGCTTGGCCTACAACGTGCAAATCGAAACGAACGGTACGCTGCCAATCTCCAGCGCAGTGCCGCTCGACGTCCATGTGGTGTGCAGCCCTAAAACCGGGTCGGTACACAAGTCGATCGAGCGCTGGGCAAACCTGTCCTATAAGTACGTGCTGAAGCATGGCGAGGCTAGCCCAGTTGACGGCCTGCCGTTGCTTGCCCTGGGCCACAGCGCTGCACCACACCTCGCCAGACCACCGGTAGGCTTTACCGGCAACGTGTACGTCCAGCCAATGGACGAAGGCCATGAAGTGCTCAACTCGTTGAATCTCCTTGCGTGCATCGAAAGCGTTATGGCTTTCAACTATCGCCTGCAACTGCAAACTCATAAACTTATCGGGGTGGAGTAACATGAAACCGAACACGAAAGCGCTTGTCGTACTCTCAGGCGGTCAGGATTCGACGACCTGCCTTTTCTGGGCCAAGGCCAACTTCGAGCAAGTGCATGCGGTCACGTTCAACTACGGCCAACGGCACTCCATTGAAATCCATGCGGCCACCCAGGTGGCGCAAATGGCCAACGTTGCCAGCCACGAGATCATCGACGTCCGTGGCCTGCTGCAATCGACCAGCCCACTGACCAGCGATGCGCCGTTGGAGCAGTACGAAAACGCCGAGCAGATGGAAGCCGTTATCGGCAACCGCGTCGAGCTCACATTCGTGCCAATGCGCAACACGCTGTTCCTAACCATCGCTGCCAACCGGGCCATCGCCCTGGGCTGCCGCCACATCGTCACGGGCATTTGCCAGGAAGACAACGCCAACTATCCTGACTGTACCAATATGTTCCGCGGTCGGGTGCAGGACGCTTTTAACGAGTCGCTGTTCGGCACGCGGCATTCGTCCAATGAACTGAAGGTGCTGGCCCCGTTGATCTTCATGTCCAAGGCCAAGTCGGTGCATTTCGCCCAAACGTTGCCAGGGTGTATGGATGCCCTGGCGTATAGCCACACCAGCTATGACGGCAAGTACCCGCCAACCGACATGAACCATGCCAACGTGCTGCGGGCCAAGGGCTTCGAGGACGCTGGCGTTCCAGACCCACTGGTGGTTCGGGCCTACGTCGAAGGCCGCATGCAGCTACCGGAAACCGCCAATTACGACACGGTGCGCCACAACCTCGCACATCCACTTTTTAGCATACCGGAGTAAGGATGGATATCTTCACACACGCAGCCGTCGGGGCTGCAACCGGGGCAGCCTTCGGGCGCCCGGTGCTGGGTGCCCTGGTGGCAATGCTGCCGGACCTCGGTTACATGCTGCACGCTAACTTCCTGGAACGCCTGCGCGTACCGCCCAAGGTGTACGACTTCGGGCACTCGCTGCTGTTCGTGCTGCTGGCCAGCCTGTTGGCCTGGGCGCTGTTCGACGGTGGAACCGCTGCGGTTGTAGGGCTCGCCCTGCTTTCGCACCTGTGGCTGGACATACCGACGCACGGGCCTACCTGGGGCGTTCGGCTGCTGTACCCACTTCAGTGGCGGTATGGGTGGGGTGTGGAGTGGGAGTTCTTCAATCGTTCTTGGGCCGAAGGTTTCGTGTGGGGGTTGGCATGGCTAGCAATAGTGTATTCAGCAGAAGCGTTTTACTGACGGTTCGGCACTGGCTGCCAATCGTAACGTTCTGCCCTGTTAATAAGCTTCCGGACCTGATATACGTGTCAGTGGAGTTCGGTTCGTTCGCTGAGCTGTATGCCGTGCGCCGTAAGGTTCGCAAGTTGGTTGGCTGGCGTTGCATGTTCATGGAGGATGTTGCGGTGCAGGTAGCCGACGCATTCCCCGAAGCAAAATGCGTCACTGTGCGCCTTGCGTTCAACAGGCACGTCGTACAAATAGAGGGTGATAGCAATGTATAAGTCCACGAAGACATTTGGGCATGAAGTCGGCCTCAGTTGTTGCTTTCGTCAGTGGCGGGCTGAAAGCCATTGCCAGCTACTGCACGGGTATGCCATTGCAGTGCGGTTTGAATTCAGTGCAGAGGTTCTTGACTCTCGTAACTGGGTGGTTGACTTCGGTTCGCTTAAGAGCCTTAAGGGTATCTTGGAGGACAACTTTGACCACACAATGCTTGTGGCTGAAGACGACCCCTACAAAGACGAGCTCTGCGGATTGGCGGGGCTTGGCGTTGCCAGGGTTATCTTGCTCCCCAAAGTCGGGTGTGAGGCGTTTGCTGAAATGATTTTTGAGGTCACGGAACAGTGGTTGGTTGACGCTGGCTACGGTAACCGTGTCTGGCTTGAATCCGTGGAAGTACGTGAGCACGGTGCCAACAGTGCAATCTTTACAGGAGCTGAGTAATGAGTAAGCCTGAAGACTGGCAAAGCTGTGACCCTGTGTTGGCACCGTCTGCGGATGCAATGTCCAAGGCGTTTGCAGAGGAGGACGTCATTGAGAGCCTGCTGCACATCATTGGTGAAAATCCTGAGCGCGGTGGGCTGATTGAAACTCCTGCTCGTGTGGTTAAAGCCTGGAAATACTGGTGCGGTGGGTACAACGAGGACATTGAAAGTCTGCTCAAGGTGTTTGAGGACGGCGGGGAAAACTACGATCAGATGGTCACCGTGCGGAACATCCCGTTTTACAGCCACTGTGAGCATCACCTTGCACCGTTCTTTGGTACGGCTACCGTTGCCTACATCCCGGACGGGCGCATCGTTGGGCTGAGCAAGGTTTCCAGGCTGGTGGACATCTTCGCTCGCCGCTTGCAAGTGCAGGAGCGACTCACGGCTCAGATCGCTGACGCCATGGAGCTGCACCTGGGCGCGAAGGGTGTAGGGGTGTGCATACGGGCGCGGCACCTGTGTATGGAAAGCCGGGGCATTTGCCAGCAAGGCCACCACACCGAAACGACCGCGTTGCGTGGCGTCATTTACAGCGACGCCCAGGCACGCGCTGAGTTTCTGCGTCGGGCGGAGTAACGACGATGGGCCTGCATGTCTACCTCGCTGCGGTGTACACGAACAACTATATGCAGGGTCAGAAGTTGTATGAGGCTCTGACTGACACAGAAAAGGAAATAACTCACAACTTGCCGCACATCCTGGAGTCGTGGCACTACGTTGGGAAACAGCGTTACGTCGACGACATGCGGCGTAACGCGGCTCGCATATTCCTCGACTCCGGAGCGTTCTCTGCGTACACCCTGGGCGTTGAGCTTAGCGTCGCTGAGTACTGCGAGTACATCCAGCGCAACATGGATATCATACGGGTTGAAGACGGGTCAGTTATGGCTTCGGTATTGGACGGCATCGGTGACCCGTTGCAGACCTACCGGAACCAGCTGGAAATGGAACAGCGTGGGGTGCGGCCTTTACCGTGCTTCCACGCCGGGGAGGATGAGCGGTACCTGGAGTGGTATATCCAGAACTACGAATACATCACCCTCGGTGGCATGGTTGGCACCAGCACGAAGCAGCTCATGGTCTGGCTGGACCGGGTGTGGGGCAAGTACCTCACTGACGGTGCAGGGCGGGCGAAGATCAAGGTGCATGGCTTCGGTATTACGTCGACGCCAATCATGGAGCGTTACCCCTGGTATAGCTGTGACTCATCCTCCTGGATTCAGTCAACGTCGTTCGGTGTTATCGTTACGCCGCAGTTTGGCCCGCTGTCCATTTCAGACAAGTCCCCCAGCCGCCACGACGCTGGGCAACACATCAGCACACTGACACCAATTGAACAGGAGGTCGTGTTTCAACACCTGGAGTCCATTGGCTTTACCTACGAGCGGCTGTCAACAATTTACCAGTCTCGTGCGGCGTACAACCTGTGGGCGTATGGCATGATTAACGCACTGATCAACGCAAGCAAAGACGACGTTTTCCGTAACCGAGTGCAGGAGTTATTCTGATGACCACAATGCAAGTGCTGATCAACGGTGTGGTGCGTGAGCGCAAGGTCCACAGTTATGCCCAGTGGAACGGCTATGTCGGCCTAGCTATACCCGTGCTGCACTGGGGAGAGGACATTCACTGGACGGCTGGTAGCCGCATTCCAGAGATTACCGGAGGCTTTTAAGCCATGCTTAAAGAACTCAAGTTCGTCCAGGGCGCGGTCGCTAAGAAGAGCTTCGTGCCTGAGCTAACCCACTTCCAGATTCGCAATGGGTTCGTACGGGGTTATAACGGCAGCCTTGCGCTCTGCGCACCCATTGCCCTGGACTTTGACTGTCTGCCAAAGGCCGAGGCGCTGGTCAAGGCGATACAGAACTGCAACGACACCATCCAGCTCAGCGTTACCCAGGCGGGGCGGCTCAGCATTAAGAGCGGCACCTTCAAGGCGTTCATTGACTGCTTTGACACCCACGAGACGCCTGACCTGGAGCCGGAGGGCGAGCCTATCGAGTTTGATGGCGTTGCCCTACTACACGCCCTGAAGACCATTGCGCCGTTCGTTGGTGACGATGCTAGCCGCCCCTGGGCGAATGGCGCGCTGCTGAAAGGGCAGTCGGTATATGCCACCAACAACGTAGTTCTGGTTGAATACTGGGTTGGTGTGCAGTTCCCCAAAATACTCAACCTGCCACGGTCTGCAATCAAGGAGATCATACGCATCGGTGAACCGCCAACGAGCGCCCAGTGTACGGAGAACAGCATTACCTTCCACTACCCTGGCGGTCGGTGGATTCGTAGCCAGCTTCTGGCGGTGCAGTGGCCCGACCTGGAGCTGGTGCTTAGCAAGGAGTCTACCCAAAGCCCACTAGACAAACGGCTGTTCGACGGGCTTAAGGTTGTCAAGCCGTTTGTGGACAAGATGGGTCGCATACTGTTTGACGCCAACGGCATACGCACCCACCACGATGAAGGTGAAGGCGCTGCGTATGAAATTGAAGGGTTCAACTGCGAGGGTGTGTACGCCCTGGAAATGCTGGAGCTGCTGGATGGTGTGGCCAACACTATCGACTTCACAGCGTACCCTAACGCCGCGCTGTTTTACGGTGACCGGCTGCGCGGTGCCATTATTGGACTGTTGCTATGAGGTCTGACGCGCTTGGGTTCTTCTGGCGGGACGAACCTGTCATCCGCGTAGTAAAGGAAAAGATAAAGCGGGTGCCACCCGAGCGCACCTGGGAGGCGCCAGACTTCCTGCCGTTCTACGAAGAGGCTTGCGCGCACGTACCAACGCTGTTCACTGACGCAGATCTGATTGCCATTGCTGGCACGGGTGTGCAGCTCGAGTACGACATCGAGTGTTACAAGAATTATGTACTGATTGCGTTCATCCACAAGGAAACCGGACGCATTGTTTACTTCGAGTCACACAACGACAGCTGGATGGACTTGGCGAAACTACGCTGGGTGATGCTTAACTTCACGCTGATCGGCTACAACAACAAGAACTACGATGAAACGATTGCCACCCTGGCCCTGGGCGGCATTAACAACGCTGGGCTGAAGCGCGCCAGTGACATGATGATTGTTGGCGACGTGCCTGGGTATGAGGTACTTCGGGAGTTTAGGACCAAGCGGCTGAAGGGCTTGGACCAGATTGACTTGATCGAGGTTGCGCCATCCTTCTGCTCGCTGAAGACCTACGCTGGCCGCATGTTCTCAAAGCGCATGCAGGACTTGCCGTTTCACCCAAGCCTTGGGCTGAACGAGCAACAGGTGACGGTGTTGCGGTGGTACTGCTTCCTTGACCTTGACCACACCAACGAACTAAAGGTTTACCTGCGGCAACAGCTCGACCTGCGCATTACCATCGGCGCCGAGTACGGCCTGGACCTGCGTTCCAAATCCGATGCGCAAATCGCTGAGTCTGTAATCTCTAACGAAATGCAGGCGCGCACCGGCCAGCGCCCAACCAAGACCACCATCCTGCCGGGTACGGTCTACTATTACAACCCACCCAGGTTCTTGCAGTTCAACACTCCCAATATGCAGTGGGTGTTGAACACAATTATTCAGACGCCGTTTATAGTCAGTGAGTCCGGGAAGGTTGGGCTGCCGGAGAACCTGAAGGAGCTGCTGATTCCCATCGGCGGCAGCAAGTACCAAATGGGTATCGGTGGGCTGCACAGTACCGAGCACGGCACGGCCTACGTTGCGTCTGAAGACATACTGCTACTCGACCGGGACGTGGCGTCGTACTACCCGGAGATCATGCGCATACTTGGCCTGTTCCCACCGCACCTGGGACCGGCGTTCCTTCAGGCGTTCAGCGGCATTGTGGACCGCCGTTTGGCAGCCAAGCGAAACAAGGACAAGGTGACAGCCGACGCCCTCAAGATTACGATCAACGGCACCTACGGCAAACTCGGCAGCGTGTTCTCTTTCCTGTACGCCCCGCACCAGATTATTCAAGTAACCATTACCGGTCAACTGGCGCTGCTGATGCTGATCGAGCGCATCGAGCTGGCGGGCCTGTCCGTTATATCGGCCAACACGGACGGCATTGTTACCCGGTGCCCTAAGAAAGACCACGACAAGTTTGAAGCCATCATTGCCCAGTGGGAAGCCGACACGCACTTCCAAACTGAAGAAACCCGCTACTCGGCTTTGTACAGTAAGGACGTCAACAACTACATTGCCCTCAAGGAAGGTGGTGGGTATAAGAGTAAAGGTGTTTACGCCAACCCATGGGACAAGAACAACCCGGACACGTTCAGTCTTAACGAGCAGCTGAAGCACAACCCAACCAACCTGATTTGCATCGAGGCGGTGCTGGCCCAGCTGATGCAAGGCGTACCTGTGGTCAGAACCCTGCGTGACTGCAACGACGTGCGCAAGTTCATCAGCGTGCGGCAAACTAAGCACGGTGCAGTGAAGGACGGCGTGTACCTGGGTAAAGCAATTCGGTGGTACTATGCTGAAGGCGTTACCGGTGAAATTATCAGCGCCAAGACTGGACACAAAATTTCCCGCAGTGACGGGGCTAAGCCGCTAATGTTGCTTCCGGACACTTTGCCAGACGATATCAATTACGACTGGTATGAAAGGGAATGCAACAAAATATTAAAATCTATTGGATACAGCGACGCTTAAAATAAATTCACAAGAAATCCAACACATCCTGTGAACTCGGTATATAACTAAAGGTGTAGGCAGTACATACGTTCTGCCATCAACGTGAGGTTACATACTATGAAACGTGTCGAACCTGCCTTCTCCAGCAAGATTGAGAAGGCGTTGCTTGCCCGACTCACTCCACAGCTGATCGATGCGGTGCGCGAGACGGTTCACCTCGTGTTGGCACAAGCCCCGGTCGAAGCTACACCGAAGGATGCCCGTCGCGTCCGCAATGGTGTAACCGAGCCGCCTGTTGGCGGCAAATGCAGGGCTATCTGGGAAGAGCTGGATAAGCTCGTACTAGCGTCGAAGGGCGTAGTACCCAAGGTTACGGAAATCATGGCTGCCGCACGCGATGCCGATCTAAACGAGAATAACGCCCGGTGTGAGTACTACTACTGGAGGCGATTCAACGGTTACGGCAAGAAAGCTGGGGTGAAAGCGGAGGTAAAGCGCGCAGCCAAAGCCAACTAAATCAAGGACCATTAAAAAGCCCCGCGTGCGGGGCTTTTATTTTGATCGCTGGCTGGTGGGTTATGTGCCCAGGCTGGCCCCGCCAGCGAGCGCCAGCGCTGCGATCGGTGCCAACCCCTGGCAAGGGTGCCGGGTGGCCCAGGCCATTACACCCACGCCGAGCCGTTCCACAGGGTTTCGGTGCTTGCCGTCTGATCGTAGCACTGACGGCCTTTCAGCTGCGCCAGGAATTCCCAACCCGTGTCCGTCATAACTGCAATCTGATTGTTATGGCCGGTGAAGGCACCTGTACCGCTTGCACCAACCCGAGCAGCTTCGCCAGCCGCTGCGGGTGAGAACGCCGACGCTGTGCCCCAGGCTGCCGAGTTGGCGAGAAGCAAGTCCAGGCCACCAATGTCGGCGATCGCGTTGCCGCTGGTTTCATCCAGGGGCCAGTACCCACGAAGGTCCGCAGCTTCGTACCCGGAGATGTTGCCGTCCACGGATAGGGCGTCTGCGTCCCCGGCGGACAAGTTTGTGGACCAGACTGCAAACCTGGAGAACCAAGTGTCGTCCCAGTTCAAGCCGGTGGCACTCTTGCCGATCTGGTAGTGCTGGTCGCTTTCCACGGAGAACGTTGCGGTCGTTGTGGAGTTGATGACCTCTGTGCCGTCAACGTACACCTTGATAACGCCGCCGGAGCTTGTACCATCGATGGTGACCACAACCTTGTGGTGGGTGTTGGCGACAATGACACCAGCAGACGACGTTGCGCTACCGCCGAACAGTGGGTCGCGTGGCAGCGTTAGCGCACCGGTGGATGTGATCTGGAGGTAGATGTACACGTCACCGGTGGTGTTACCTTCCAGCCGCATGAGATCGACTGTGGAACTTGGCAATGCCGCTGTGTGTACTTCGCAATACATGCTGAACGCAGTGGCGCCAGTCATTGGAACTATCTCACCGTTGTTTCTAGCGCACCCAAGGCCATCCGGGTCTGTCACCACCACGTTACGGGTCGCCATGGCACCAGCGTCAGCGCTGGCGTTGAAGGTGCCCAGGACCACGAACCGGGTCGCCCCAGCTCTGGAAATGTAGTCCGTGCCACCTCCACCGCTGTCAGGTACAAACTCGAAGCCAGTGCCAGCACCGTTGACGACAACCTTGTACGTCGCCGCACCGGCATAGCTGCCAGGGCCATCGGTTAAATCCAGCAGCGTGGACGCACCGCCACCCCCACCACCGCCACCCAGCGACACCAGCGACGTACCGTCACTGTGTACCAGCGCAGACACCCCAGCAGCCAGGGTAAGCGAGCCGCTCGCCGCATACTTGACCGTGCAGACTTTGCTGGTGCCGTTGCGCACAGCGAACAGGCGGTTGGTCCCTGGGACCACCAAGTTGAAGTCCGCAGCAGGCGAGCCACTAAGGTTGAACATGACGTTGCGGGTGAACTCGGTCGCTGTCAGCGTGCGGTGCGTAGTGATGGTGATTGGCAGTACACCGTTCGCAGCGTTGTCCAGGGCGTTGATCCCATCGTTGATGGTGACCTCCTTCTGTGTCTGCGAAGCGCTAACTGCTGGGATGCTTAAGTTGTCCGATGCCATGTTACAACACCTCCACGGTGAGTTCCCGGCTGAGGCCGCGTCCAACGAGGGCACTCATCTGGTATATTTTGAAAGTGATTTCAGTCGGCATAGTGCCGAAGTCTGTTGCAATGTCCGCGGCCAGATACGTCTTGGCTGGTGTGGTCATACCGGTAAACGTGCGCACCAGTGTACCACCTGGGGCGTCGAATATTTCGAGTTCGTAAGCCTCGGTAGCTTCACTGAGTGGTACGTCCCCAGTCAGGTCGCCAAGCTCGCCACCCAGGCGGGTACGGCGCACCCAGGTAAAGTCGATGTCTCCAGCGTTCGCCGTTGCCGTAAACTGGCGCGGCATGTAGGGCTTGAGGTCTGTGCCCTGGCTGGTGATGGTGGTGGTTGCAGCGTCTTCGAACTGCGTACCGATGGTGACTGCGCGGAAATACTTTGGCGTGCCAACCTCGCTGAACGATATGGCTTGCGCGATGGCGTCCACTGGGTCCAGCACGATGAACAACTCCACGTCGTTGTGCCCACCGCAATACACGTCCGTGCCACGGCGACCGCGCAACAGCGTGTCCAGGATGAAACTACCGTCGGACTGGACCGTTGCGTTCTGCCACTGCACAACCTCAACCGTGCCGTCGTACCTGACCACAGCGGCAGCGTTGGCACCGGCCATCATCTGCTCATACGTTACCGACTGGATCTGGTCGGCACCGGTCGTCATGTATACCCGCATGGTGGTAGTGTAGTCGGTGGAGAACGGGTCCAGGTTGTCCGGCAGCACAGTTGACAGGGTGCCGTAGGACGCTTCGTTAACCGTGTCGGTAAGCTCAGCCCAGGTAATATTATCCTGACTCTTGCACAGGATGGCGCCACGCCAGCCGGTTGGCCCGTATCCAGCCATGAAATAATAGTCCATGGACAAGCCTGCCGCCGGATTGTGCGTGTCGAGCAGCAGTGGCATATCCAGGATGAACAACCGCGACGTCAGCGCCTGCGGGAACGTCATGCGGATAACGCCGTTGCCACCCTCGCCTTCGACTGTGGACACGTAGGTTGCCGCATCGCTGGACACGCAAGTCATTTCAAATTGCAGGTCTGCGCCGAGGGTGGCTTTCTCGATACGTTGCAGCAGCGTGGTCCCGTCGTCAAGCTCGACGGTAAGCTCGTCACCTGGGTCAAGCCACATGTAGTTCCATGGCACGCGCTGGCTGTAGGTGGAGCGCTCCTGCCAAAGCGAATACAGTTGCTTCTGCGCAAGCCGCTTCATCTTTTGGAAGTCTGAAACGATTGGCAGCTCCACCTCGACGCGGTTGCTGGACAGCATTGCAGGCGTCGGCCGGTACGGGCGCTGGAAGATGGCCGTGTTGGTGTTGTAGTCCCTGGTTTCGTCCATGAACGTGATGCCAACGTGGCACGGTAGTTCAGTTTCCTGAATGCGACGTTCGTCCAGCTGCTGGCCGGTCTGCGTGTTCGGGATCAGCATTTCTTCTGGGATGGTAACTAGCGAGTCACTGCCCTTTGGCAGGAACTTGAGCACGTAGTCGCTTTCGACGGAGTAGAATGTGAACGCCATTTCCAGCGGTTCGATGTTGGCGCGGCAGGTTGACGTCTTGGTGGCCTGGAAACCGCGGACCATGTAGTCGTCACCTGTGATGGCGCTAACGTCAAAGTCAGCGTCAGACAGGTTGGCCCGACGGCACAACTGGGAAACGATGCTGGCCACAGACACGCCATCGCCTGCGCTGCGGTTCAGGTAAAACTTAACGACGTTGTTGGTGTTGGTGCGACCAATGATGGCGTCTTGTTCCGCGTCGTACCACTGCACCGCGTTGGAACCGGATGCCATTGTTCCAGCTTCAGGGAAGTCGTACAGGCTGACCGCACCGCTAATCATGTTCAGGGTGACAATGGTGGTTGGCGCGCTGAGGAAGCTGTAGGTGTCCGTCAGCGCGTGCGGGTTCTGCTGCACAGACGAATGGTTGCCGTTGTTGGTGGTGCCTGCGGCGATAGAGAACTGCGGGGATTCCTTGGCCCAAATCACGCCGCTTGGGCTCCACTTGACCGCCCAGTATTTAACCGTGGACAGGTCAGGCCCAGCGACAGGCGTAGCGAAGGCCCGGTATGTGGTTAGGAACAGGACGATCGTGTTGTCTGCGGGCACGTACACGACGTTGCGCAAGGCGCCCCAGCACACGGCCAGCGGGTCAACGTCGGTAAAGGCCAGTGACCAGTAGGTTGTGAAGAAGTCCACGAACGGGAATGTCGCTGGCAACGGTGCGTCAGGGCTCAGCGTCAGCTTACCGATGTGGATGTCCTTCTCCGGGAACGGGTCGCCTTCCGGGAACGCTTGGCTGCGGTCGCCACCAACAACCATCCACACCTCTGCGGAGTTGCTGTAAACAGCGCCAGGGGTTGCCAACAATGTGGCCCATATGTCCGAGCTGATGCCTATGTGGTCGAACGGTTCCGCTGTACCGAATCCCATGACGCCTGAAGACAGCTCCGCGATTTGGTAGGCGTAGTCACTTAGCTGGCGAGTCACACAGAAAGACGGGTACACGCCAAGGAAGATGTTAAAGATTGCTGGCTCGCCCAGGGCGGTGAAGGTTTCAACCTGCAACATAGTGGAACGGTCCACGCTGAATTCCAGCGCGCCATCCGCAGGTGCTACGTCGGCCAACCGCCAACGGGTGGCACTTAGGAAATCGTATGAGGACGCAATGGACCATACCGGGGCGTTGACGCCGCCCTGCTGCATCGTTACCGGGTCAACAATGGCATACGAAGGGCCTGCGTTGGACGCACTGTTCTTGACATAGAAATACAGCCGACCGTCCGCTTGGCCGATGGACATATAGGACGGAGCACCGTCAATCTCTGTCGGCGAGATGTTCATACCTGGGTGGATGACGTCTTCGAACGGCCTGGAGCGCGTGACCTTCATGCTGTCGATGTCAAACTCAACCAACATGGTGTCGCGCAGCGTGCCAGCGAACGGCAGTATGCGGTGGATCAGATACCCTTTGCGCGTCTTAGTGTTGATCGCCATTTCAGTGTTACTGGACGGCGTGAAGGTTTCGCCTGTCAGTGGGCGGAAGTAATTCACCGGGGACGCGCTTTCCGCATACTCGACCGTCATCTGCGGGATGCGGTTGCCAAAGTCCTTCAGCTGGAACTTGTCGAACACGATGTAGCACAGGCCGCGATAGGCCGGTGCCAGGTCCACGCCGACCAGATCCTCCACCAGCGGGTCTGGCAGTTGGTCTTCAGTGCCAGCGTAAAACCGGAACACAAGGCCAGCTTTCTTAACGATTGAGTCCAGGGACGTGGCGTCATAAATGATCTTACCGTCTGCCCAAATGCGCAGGATCTTTTCGATAGGCCCTTCGCCAATCATCAGCAGGAAGTCAACCTCAGCCGTGTAGGTTGTGGTCGTGCCACCACCGCCACCGCCCTTGCCACCCTTGATCTTTTCCTTGTGCGCAATTTCGCGCATTTCGGACGCCTGGATAATGTTGCCGCCAACGCGACCCATCCCCCTCAGTATGGGGATGGCCTTGCCATACGCTGAGTCTGTGACCTTAAGGTCGCCCAGGTGTGGCGCAGCCGTTTGCGGGCCTTTGGGTTTCGTCAGGATGAATACTGCGGCAACGGCGACCGCGACAACTGCAACAACGGCTAGCTGACCCATTAAGCGTCCTCCAAGCCATAGAATTCAAAACACGCTAAGGCCCGTGTCGGCCATTCACCCGTGTACTGCTCTTCAACCACCTTACGCCGTTCGGCGTAGGCGTGGATCAGTGACAGGGCACCGTACCGCTCGCCCAGCATGCCAACGTGGAATGGAAACTTGGTGTCCCGAAACAGCAACACGTCACCGACCTTACACTCGAGCACGGACTTACGCCGCATATTCTTCTCGAAGTGCTCAATGATGCTGTGGTCAACTGCTTTGCGGGTGTACTCGGTATGGTCGTAGTCTGCAACGCCGAGCGCTTTGGCCACAACAACGACTAGGCCAGCGCAGTCGATACCCTGGCGGTTGCGGCCAATGTGGCGCCAGGGCGTGCCGACCCATGTCTTCGCTTCAGTAACGATGTCAGCTCTAGTCGTCATTATCTGGCGTCCGGGTATTGCATGAGGATGTCCTGCCCAGGTAGGAACGGCTCGCCTCGGAAGTTGAGGCGGTTGTCGTACTTGGCAATGCAGGTGGCAGCATACCGCTTATCGCAGCCAGGGGCCACGTACAAGGTGTCTGTTAGCGTAAACGGATACGCCAGCGGCAACGCAACTTCGAAGCTCGCTAGCCCGCCACCCAAGTCGGTCCAGTACTTGACTTCAACTGACCGGCCAGTGTTAGGCCCGGACAGGAAAGTCATCAGCCCACCTGTGTACCACTCGGGGTCATCGGTTGCCCTGGGATCAAACGCAGCGAAGTCCACGATGAGCACCTTGGTCCCAGGGGTGGCTGTGGCGTCGACGGACGCACTTCTGGTCCAGGCGTTCTCACACGTGAATACAGCGGTGCCGTCGGTCGTGCTTATACCTATAGAGGCCGAGTAGGCTGGCGCGCTGCCAGCGGTCGTACCGGCGCCCGTACAGCGGAATATAAGGTCGTAACCGGCTGCGGCGACACGGATGTACTGGCCCAGGGTGTACGCCGTACTTCTGGCAACGAGTGCAGGGTCGACGGGCACCTTGCAACGGCTGTCGCCCAGGTCGGCACGGCACTCGGGTGTGCTTACCGCAACCACATGGTTCGTCAGCGCCTGGGTAAGACCGCGCAGCTCTGTCCGGAATATGCCGTTTGGTGTTACCAGCACTTCGCCGAACCAACCTTTGCGCAGCCGCATAATCCCTTGTGACAAGTCTGCCCAGTTGACGATGAATATTTCAACTACGGCCATATCGTACAGGCCAGCGCGCACGTCTTCGGCGGTGATGGCTGCATCGTCAATGAAGCCTTCCACTTCCAGGTTATCGACGGACATGGTTGTATCGTTGTCAACTGCGCTGCGGTTGTAACCCAGGGATGCGACGTAGGTGAGCACACCGTCGCCAGTTGCGTCGATTACAATGTCGGTGTCGTGGTCTGTGAATGCCATAACCACACCATCGCGGCGTGTGATCCGCCAGCAGGTACAAATCGAGGTCGTGTCTTGTTGCAGGTGGTCTTGCAGACCTACGCTCAAAGTCTTAGGCATGGTTACGCCTTCTTAAGTTCGATGATCGAGATGTCAGGGATGGCGCCGGATTCAAACGACTCAGCGGATATGTCCAGGCGGTCCGTGTTGAAACGGACGTGGACGTCAAAGGTTCCGCTGATAGTGACGTCGATGCCGTTGGCGACTGGCGAGCTGAAGGTTATCAGCCCGGTGGTGAGGTCTATGGTGTAACCTGACGGCACAACAACCCCGTCCAGCTTCACAACCAACCCGGCAACAGGCTTGGTGATTATGCGCTGGTACACATACGAACCGGACTCGTATGTCTTGATGCACTGGAACACCGTTTGCACGCCGTTGCCAGTGCCGCATAGCGAGTCCGCCAGCTTGTAATCGGACCAGTCTTTAAACCGGAACGAATGCGCTTGGCCCAGGCGCGCATAGAAGAAGTTGATAACCCTGGCCAAGTCTATTTCGCGCTGGATACCGTAACCAACATCCCATTCGCCACGAGCCTTTTCCCACTCGATGTTACGCTTCTCGTGTCCGCTCGAAAGCTGGCGAATGCTTGTTTTGAACCTTGGGCCACCCTTGGCCCCTCGTTCAACGTCCTCAGGTAGCCGAACGTCATGGAATGACATTAGTTGTTCCTCTTGTTAGCACGGTCGATCGCTTGGCTTGTGCGAGCGGCGATTTGTCCTTCCGAGCGCTGGAAGCTGTCTGCATCGTTGGCGTAAACGGTCATGTGAACTACAGAACCTCCGCCGTTGCCACCGTTGCGACGTTGTTGCGCTGGGGTTTCAATGCTAACACGTTCACCGGGCGTTGCCTTGAACTGCACCAACCGGCTGTCTGGACCACCAACACCACCGACGGTGAAGTCACCGCCAGTTTTGAAGCCTGGGAGAGCTGCCATTGACGCCGCAGCAGCGCTGGACGCAGCCATACCAGCGATCGCTGCTGGGCTGTTGGCGCCCCAGCTAGCCAAGGACACTGCCGACGCTGCTGGCGCCCAGGCTGCGGCCACCGTGCCTGCCATGGCGATGGATGCAGCGGTGCCGGTAGCTGCCAGCGAGTTACCCAGGGCAGCGTTGACGACGTACTGGATGCCCAACTTGACCAGCGCGGAAATCATGTCAGTGAGGATGGTTTGCGAAATCTTGTGCAGCGATGTGCGCAAGTCGTCGCCGGACATAATGGCGCTGGCAATGCTGTTGGAAATGCCATCCGTCATCGTTGTGAACACGTTGCCGATGATGTCAGCCGCACCTGTGGCTAAGGTGGTGTAGCCTTCCAGCACCTGTCCAATACCAGCCGTGAAGATGGTGAAGTCGGTGCCCTCACCCATGGCGTTCTTGCGTTCGGCCCATGCAACGTTGGTCTGAGCGATCTGGTTGCGGTAATACTCCTCAGTGATCATACCCAGGTTCATTGCCGTGTTCAGTGCCTGCTGCTTCAGCAAGATTTCTTGCAGCGAACCGACGGTGTCGTCACGCACGCTTTGCAGCGCACGGCTCTGCATCTCCAGGCTTTGCATGGTGGAGATTTGCTTCTCCAGTGCAGCGCTCTGTTCCTTGGTAAGCTTGACGCCTTTGTCCCGCAGGCTGTCTTCGATTCTGTAAAGCTGCTGAGCAACCTCACGCGCACCGTTGCTGAGCATGATCAGCTTCGTTTCGCGTTCCAGTTCTTTGTTGAGGTGGCCAAGTGGGTCCAAGGCTTCTGCCAAGTGCTCCCGGTAGGCAGCCATCACCTTAGTCTTTTGGTCCGAGCTAATCAGGCCAGCGGCCATCGCCTTGTTCAACGTAACCTCAGCATCGGCAAGCTCACGCATTGCTGCGCCAACTGGGTCAACGATGTCCAGGATACGGTTCAGGTCGTCGATGAGCTTGGCCCGCTCTTTGGCTTTCTTCTTGTCCTCGCCTCCGGCCTCCTCCGGTGGCAAAGGTTTCGGTACTGGCGGTTTACCGTCCTCAAGTGCGCGCTCTTTTGCGAACTTGCGGGCACGCTCAGTCAGGGCGTCGAAGCCGTCCAGGATTGGTGTGATGACAGCGCCAACGTAGTCAGTGCCGAGGCCATCTTTGAACCCGGTGACCACAGCACTACCCAGGCCCTTCGCAGCGCCTTCCGCATCGTTCTGCAGCGGGTCCATATTCATTGCAGCGCGGATCTTGTTAACGCCCTGGGTGCCAATGTCTTCCAGGGCTGCTGGCAGGTGGCCCCAAAACGCAATGACGGCCTTTGCAGCGCCCACCCACAGACCGATAACAGTGTTGACCGTAGTCCGCATAAACCCGATAACGGACTTCATGTCGATACCCAGGCCAAGGAACCACGCGCCAACCTTATCCAACATCGGGCCGAAGGTTTTAAGGTACTCGACACCGTCGTTTACCAGCTCACCAAGGAGCTCCCAGGTGGCGCGGAAGTAATCGCCAAGGCTAATCGAGTCTTCTTTGACTAGGATCAGGTCGTCCCGGAATGCGTACAGTGCCACGCTGGCTGCAACGATGGCCGCTACGGCTGCAACGAACGGGTTCGCCAGGAAGCCAAGTCCGGCAGCGCCGAGCATTGTCTTCAGGCCGTTCAGGGCCTGGGCCAGCCTTGTGGTAGAGCCTGCCGCTGCGACCGTTGTAGCGCCGACAACGCCTTGGGCCACCGCCACACGCCCCAGGGCAGCGGCACGCGCTGTATCGGCTGCGGTGGCGGCTAGGGTGGCTTCAGTTAACCGAAGTTCTGCTGCCGTTTGTTGGGTGGTCATCGCCGCCTCCGCCAAACGGATTTCTCCGAGGCGTGTAAGCGAGGCGGCGCGACCCTGTGCTGTAATTTGTGCTTGAAGCCGAACTACTTCCAGCTGACGCTCTGCTACCATCTGCGCCTGGACGGCACCAACGGACGCCAGGGCCATGCGAGCGGCGTTCTCTTCTGCCACAGCCTTTCGCAGTGCGGAGCCTGTGGCAGCCGCGTCAGCGACTGCGGCCTGCTGGGCGGAGACTGCTTTCATGCGGTTCGCTTCCGCACTGCCAAGTGCAACGACAGTGCCATCCGCTACCGCACTACTGAACCTGATCGTCGCTGCGGCTGCGGAAAGCATTCCGCTGACAATTGTGCCAACCTTGAACGCAGCCCAGCCAGCTATGAAGGCCATGCTCAACTTCGTGGCGACGGTGATCGCGCCGGAGAGCGTGTCAATAGCTTCAGCTAGGTAGATGATCCCTAATGCAGCGGCTTCGGATACAGTCCGCCCTTCCTGACCGATCAACTTGGTCATGGAGTTGCCAAGCACGGTTAAGGATTGCCCGATGGTCGGAACCATCTTGGCGAAAGTTTTCTCCAGGTCTTTGGCGCCCTTCATAAATGCATCAAAGAACTGCTTACCGCTGATTCCAGCGTCGCCTTTAATGATGCGGGTCAGCCTGTTGACAGAGCCGCCTGCCGCGTCAATGTTGTTCGCTACAGTTTGAGCGATGACGTAACCACCCTCAAGGATGCCGTTGTATTCGTCCGCCATCACACGCGCTGAGCCCAACGCCTGCCCGAGCTGCAACAGTGCGCCCGTAGCCGCTTCGGTGCTGGTGCCTTGAATGGACAAAGCTTGACCAACACCTTCAGTGAACTTCATGATCGTCTCTTGGCTTGCACCAAGGTCTCGCGCAGCAGTGGAAGCCTTAAGGTACAGTTGGGACATGCCCTCCAGCCCTTGGCGGCTGCGCTGAGAGACTGCGTACAGTTGCTCCTGGGTCGCAATTTGCGCTTTCAGACCGTCTGTGGTTAATGCGACACGGTTAACCACACGAGTCCAGCCATCAGCCCATTCGGCCAACTGGCTGACGACCATGGCACCGCCAAGCGCGGCTAGCGCAGACTTAAGCAGGTTGACTGATTTGGAGGATTTACTGGACGAAGTCCCAATCTCGTTAATGTCCCGCGAAACGGTTTTGGCGCCTCGTTGCGATACAACGATTACGACGTTTTCTGTCGTCATGAGGAGCTCCGCAAAATGGTGAACCCTCGAGCAACGGACACGCCTCGGGCGATAGCCGTTTGCACGAACCCAGGCGGTGCCTGGGGTGACTTGCCTTCGTTCAGGTCTTTAATGTAGTTCAGGTTGTTAGTGATGAAGATGTATTCGTTTTCGTTGTTGTAAGTCATAACAGCTCGCTGCCCCTGGGCGATTGCTGCTGCGGCGTTGGCCGCGCCAGTGTTGCCCCGGTCCCCAGGCGAATACGGCTCCCTGGTGCCACCGGTGGGGGTCTGACCAACCTCAACAACCCAGTTGGATCTCGCACGGCCAGTATCTACCGGGGTGGCGATAACAAGTGTCTGGTCGATGGTTAATGCAACTTTGCGGGTCATTGCGGTGGCGCCAGTTTCGATCTGGATTGCAGCCTGCCTCATTTTCCGGCTGAGCCGGTCCAGATCGTTTGCCATTACTTACGTCCTTTGGTGCGAGCTTTAGTCTCTGCTGCGCGTCTTTCGTCCTTGGCTTTGGTTTGGTAGTGCGCCAGCCAAACCTCGTCCATTGCGCGCATCAGTAAACGAAAATCTTCAACCTCGTCATCATCTAGGCCATGCTGCCGAGCGTACTCGTTGATCGCCGTCCAGGGTAACGAACGAAGCCCCTCTCCTTGCCTACAGGTGTTCAGTTCCTTGAATGCTTCGTACTCGAACTCTAACCCTCGGTACAAAAAAGGGGCTCCAGCGATGGCATCCGGCAGTGCTTGCCGTCTGGCAATGCACTGCTCAATGATGCGCTTTTCGTGTGGCCCCTGTTCCAGTGTGTACCTGAGGACGGCTATCAGTTTCCCGCGTCTTCTTCTACCGTTGCTGCGCGGAAGTTGGCAAGCTTGCCAGCCTGCTCTTGCAGGTCGCGGAACAGGTCAGGCAGCGTACTCAACAACGAGATAGCGTTCTCTTTGTTGAAGTCGATGGCCTCACCTTTCGGGCCTTCCATCTTGCCTTCACCGTGCTTGTCACAGCGCCAGCCCAACAGGCAACCCACCACGAAGCCTTCGATCAGGATCTTGTCGACCATTTCGTCAGCAATCGTTTCGGTCTGCAACGCACGGCGGTGCGGGGCAAACAACTTCTTCATCACACGTTTGTACTTTTCGTTTTCACCGCCAGCGCGTGCCACGGTGAAAGCGAAGGTGCCATAGTCAATATTGACACCTTGCTTTTCGAGAGATTCATCAGCTTTGAACAGTTCAAAAGGGCTAGTCATTGTTGCCTCACCGTTAGCCGGCCACTGCCGGGAGGTACGAGAAGTGGGAGCAGAGCAGGGTGTGGTGCAAGGTTGGGTGCTCTGCCGCTTCCTGAGTGATTGGGAGCTCGATTGCTTGGTCCTTCTGCACATTGAGCCGTGCGTTACCGAGTGCCGCCAGGGGCACATCGAACAACATGCCAGCGCCGTCCTTGACGAAGGCGAAGTCGAACGTGGCGTCTGCGTTAGCACGAACCGCAGTTACCGCGTCCAGGGTGGAGAAGTACGCAGTGATGTCACCGTTGACAGCGAAGTCGCCGATGCTTACATCAAATGCGCCAAGGTTGGCCAGGGCCTTCAGCGGCGTTACACCGTTGTCGATAACAAGGCTGGCTTCCATAAGGAAGTTCGCCAGACCGGTGTTGTCGCTTTCCAGGCGCAGGCGCGAGAAGTCGGAGGTGGTGTTGAACGCAGGTGCTTCAACAATATCAGGGCGGGTGCCAGTCTTCTCTGCACCGTATGCAACCGTTTCAGAGTCGATACCAACGAACGCCAAGTCCACGGTCACCTTGTCTGCGGTGCTCATGTTAATGGTGAGCTGGTTCGGTACGCAGCCAACGACGTACTCCAGGCCAGCCAAGCTCAGGCTACGTTCCAGCTGGTAGCTCTTGACCACAATGAGGTCCGGGTCCGATTCGTTCTTTAGCACGTCGCCGGTGAACAAGCGAATGGTTTTGCCGGTGCCGGTGTCGGCTGCCATGGTGCCAGTGGTCTTGTCGAACTCGATACGGCCTGCGGCGATGTTCTTCACGCGGGCGAAACCGTTGTTGGCTGCCACAGCGAACGCAGTACCGGCCGAGTCGCCGCCGATGTAAACCCACTCGCCTGGGATAAGGCCCAGGGTGGTAAGGTCTTTGACGGTGGCGTTAATGCCTGGGACGGTGGACACAACACTCACTGTCAGGTCGCCGGATGCAAACTCGAAGCCTACACGCTTCAGCTTGGCGCCTGCTGGTGGGCTAGCCTCGTCGCTGAAACCGGTTGCGGTGATGGTGGTGCCGCTGGACGCGCTGACCTTGTGGATGGCGTTGTTGGCCGCTACAGCGAAGCCGCTACCAGCAGCCATATCGCCCACCAGGAAGCTGGCACCGCCCGAAGTCACGGTGGCTACACCGGACGCCACAGCAGTGGCCAGGGATTCAGCTTTCTTGCGCCAGTCGGCGAAGAAGAAGCCTGGGAGCAGATCATACAGGTTAGTTTGGGTCAGGTCGGACGTGAAGCCTGCGGACGCATCAAGGTCAACTACGACACCCTTCTTGCGCTGGCGGCTGGCGTTGATCGGGGTCCGCGCAACGGTGGTGATTTCACTACCGAAGTCGCCGTATTCGTTAGGCTCACAAGGGGTCCATACAACGCCGGAACCTGGGAGCACACCGAGGCTTTCTTCCAGTGCGTAGCGCAAGCCCGTGCGGTTGCTGTCTACCTTATTCATCTCGCTTACCTCACGTCGTCGTAATCAAAATTCGCATAGATGTCTACGCGGTAAAAAGCTCCATCCGTACCGAACTCGACAAGCTGAACGTTGCGGTATTGGATTTCGGTGCTGGCCGTCTGATATGCGTCAACCACCACCTGTCCAAGCGACACAGCTAGGGTCTTGCCCTGGCCAGCAGGTGCGAAAACTTGCACAACTATAACACCGTCTCTGTGCCATTTGCGCAACAGCTTGCCGCCACCCAAAGAGCTGAGTCCGCCGTCAAGGTGTTGCACATGAACCTTCGCCCACGGTGTCTCCGTTGTTGGCGGGTCACCCGGCAAGTCGTCCCACTTAATCGGGTGTGCCGGGTTCCACGCGGTGTTGAAAACTGCGCAGATGGAATCAGTGGCTTCCTGGTAGTTCATCGGCACACCCCGAAGGCGTAAAGGATAACTTGATCCCCAGGTTCAAGGACTTTGACCCACTCGACTTTCCACACAACAGACTTGTCAAGCACTCGGTCCATACCGCGCAAGTCCACTGTTGTCGGTGCAACCAACAGAACCTGATCGGCGCGTTTGAGCAGGTCATCATCCTCAGACATGAAGCCGAGGTCGTCCATACTGGAGATCGGCAGGAACACACCTTTGACGTCTTCGTCTGTGGTCACAGTTGGTGCGGCTGGCCCCCGCCAAGGTTTGGTCGCGTCGGCTGGTGTGGCACCCAGGGTCTGCAAAGTGATCGAACGACCTTCCTCTGCAATAAGTTCCTGTGCCAGTTCAACGAATTCTGTATGGTCGCTCATAACCACACCTTACCGGATAACCCGGTTCGCAGGGTTCAGCAGCTTGGCAATCAGCGCGTCAGCCATCGGGTAAGGCTTGAAGGCGTTGGTTGAAGACGTGTCTGTTGCGAATTCGTATTCCTTTTCCAACGGGCCAACCTTCTTCTTGAAGCGCTTCACTGTGTTACCGCTGGCGTCAGTGGTTGGGTCAGGCGCCAGGGGGTTTGCCAGGGCGCGCAGGGCGTATTCGTAGGTAGCCTTCAGCAACACTGCGGGCATGCCGTCAAACGCGGTACGCGGGAACGCCAGGGCCTGTGGGGTGTCCGGGTACAGCACGTACCCGCGGAAGCGCTGGCTGAAGCGGGTGTCGATGTAGTCCGTCGCTTTAACCAGATTCTGTTGCTTGACGGTATCGCTACCAACCCAGGCCGTTACACCGCGCTCGGCAAAGTAAGCGTCAGCCCCTGCGATAGACCCGTAGGAGTTAGCGTCTACTTTGCCGGTGCCGTCTTCGACTACGAATGCCATGGGGTATCTCTCTGTTAGAGGCCGAGTGCTGTGGCGTAAGCTGGAGTGGCGTCATCAGCGATGTGCACGTAACCGTCATCGTCTGGATGTGTGCCGTCTTGGCTGGTGTACCCGGTCCAGGTTGTTGGGTCAACCCATACAAGCCTTGCGTTCGCCTTAGCGTCCATTACCGCTTTCAGCGCTGCGTTAGCGGCGTTGATTTGCGTCTGCACGGACGCGATTGGCAAGATGCCACGGCACAGGATCTTTCCATACGCTTTGGCCAGCAACTTATCGATGCATAAGCCATAGTCCGCTTCGTCCGTTGCGTCAATACCGTCACCGGCACTGTTCCCACCGATAGCCAGGATGGCAACGTCGTCTGACGTAATCGTGCGCAGTGGCAACACAGTGTCCAGCATCGTTTTACAACCGGCGATCGTTAGACCGTTAATCCCGTTGGTGCTACCGACGAAACCGAGTGCAGACGCTGCCAGCATTGTATCCACGTCAATGGATGTTGCGCCTGGGCCTGGGCCAAAAGTGATCGAGTCACCGTATTGGTCCATACGGCGCGCAACGCCAATATCCAATAGCGTGCTGTCAACGGCGATTGAGAACGTGCCGCCAGCGCTGTGGTAGTTGCCGTCATCCCACACGTAATAGGTGGCAGTGGAGCCATCGCACGGAACAACGATAGCTCTTACTGGGTCACCGCTTTCGTCTGCCGCAGTGTAATAGGTTGGCGCGGCTCCGTTCTTACTTACTGCAATCTTGCGTGAGCCGTTAACCGTGACAACCATCTTGGTGAACGCACCGCGGATCTTCGCGGAGCCAATGTTCGACCCGTAGGTTGTACCCTTCTCTGCCTGTAGCGGTGGTGCGTAGTCTGCAAGGTTTGCCACAACCGCACCGCTGTACAACCCTGTGGATGATGCGGCGTTGGTCTGGACCTTGTTAGCGAGCGTTGTCAGCGCTGGCGGCTGGCCAGTCACCTCAAGTACGTTACCAGAAGACGCGATATATGGTGCCGCAGCCATTAACGCCACCCAGCGGAACTCAACGAACCGGGTGGCGTGCTCGAGCCCTGTAAACAGGGTGTACACAGAGCCTGTCCTGGCTGCGGTGCTAAACGCACCACCGTCGATGGCAACTTCCAGCGAACCGTCGTTGTCACCGAAGTCCGATGGTGCAGTAATCTTGGCCTCGGTGCCGGAGATGTACCCGGACCAAAGCGTCAGCGACCCACGGGCGTACACCCTGGCCGCGTTCTTGGTCGTGCTAACACTGCCGCTGAAACCTGGGGAAACCTGTGCGGACGTGAAGTTGACCGTAGTTGGGTCTGGTAGTGGGACAACTGCACCGCCCTGCCGCTCGAGCCTGTTTTGACGGGCGTAGTAAAGAGCCGCATTAAGCGCGGCTCTCCTGAACTGCGGACGGCTTAACATTATCGCAACTTGCCAAGGATGCGAGCGGCTTCTTTGGCGCTGAACCCGTTGGAGCGGATTTCCTGAGACTGGGCCACACGTTCATCAATGCGCTTGCGCTGCATCTGCAGATAACCCGCGATTGCGTCCTGGGCGGTGTTGGGCTGCAACCGGGCCAGCAATGTGGTCAAGTCGTCCACGTCACGGCATGCGGATGCAACAGCTTCCTGTGCCTTGGTCAAGTCCAGGTTGGCTTCGTCCAGTACGGCACGCGCTTGGTTGAGCGCTACACGCACTTCTTCCACGTCGATGCCGCCAATGGTCAGCGCACGCTCGACGCGGTCCAGGTCTTCATCCGCACCGTCGCCAGTGGCGAGTTCCAGTGCAGTGTCGCCCTCAATAGGGCCAGTCGGAGGCGCCTGAACAGGGTTCAGGCCGGATCCCTGCTCAAGGACCCCCGACTGGACGTTGTCTGGTGCCGCTGCGGTCGCCGGTGTGGCTGTTGCTGCGGCTGGGGTAGGCGTTACCACAGGGGTGGCGGTTGCCGCGCCTGTGGCGCCGACTACGGGGTTGGAGCGGGCAAACTCCGGCGCAACCTTGGACACGTCCTCACGGCTGATGCCCTGGTCGCTGGCCAGCAGGCGAATGGTGTCCAGACGAGGCATACCGTCGGACGTCCAATGCGCGTCGTTGTCCTTGTCCAGTTTACGGAGTGCATCCAAGATGCGAGCGTTGTCAGCCATGGCCTTTGTCCTCTGTTAATCGTCGCCGAGAACGATGTATGCGATATGCACACTGCCGCTCACGGTGAAGGCTGCCGCGCCAGAAATCGACGTGTCGTCGATCAGCACGTTCAAATTGATGTTCTTGTCGCCTGCGGTGTTGTCGATAATGCCACCACCCAGGGCGTCCGTGGACACACCGCGGATCACTGGGGAAACCTTGGCGGTTGCCGCACCGAATGCAGTGGACGGAACGAGGTCGGCTTCGTTGGCATCGGCTACGTCATTGTCAACGGTGGCCACAGTGCCAAGGCTAAAGTCGCCGTCAAACGTTGTGGTAACGTCCGCGTCGGCGGTGGTGAATTGCAGGTACGCCACAGCACCCAGGAACAACAGGTTGCCCACTGGCAGGGCTGCAACGACGGTGGTGCCGAAACCTGGGGCGCCATCGGCCACGTTGACGGTTTCAACAACACGGATGTTCTGTTTGGTGATTGGTTGCGCCGTGGATTTGGCGCGAGAAAGCGAGCGTGCGAGACCTTTGCTCATGGTACACCTCAATACGAATATGGGTAAACAAACCAGGACCCGAAGGTCCTGGTTTACGCCGCTTAGAATTCGCGGGTGACCAAGCGTGCAACCGGGATCTGCTTACGCTCAGGGAACACACGACGCCAGGAGGCAGCGGCACCCAGGTTGTTCGCGGTGGCTGCGTTGGACGGGCCACCAACGGCAGGAGTGCCGATGTAGGCGTGGCCGACTGGGTGCAGTGCCCACTCTACACGGCTGTGCAGAATGTCCTGGCCCGAACCGTTACCAGCGCTAGCGATACGGTCGGTTTCAGTTGGCACACGCGCCGAGCCGTTACCCATTGCAAAGGCACCGCTACCGAACAGCCAGGTTTCGAACACGCCAGCCGACTGGGTGATACCGTCGTCTACAATGACGCGGCGACCCAGGAAGGTTGGGATGTTGATAACACCGTTGGCATCCGGGATGAAGTCGATCAGGTTGTTCTTCTGAGCCCGTGCATACACAACAGAGTGCATACCCACCAGCGTCAGATCGCCCATTGCGTCGCCCATGGTCAGGGTGGCGTCAATGAAACCTTCAGCGCTGAAGTCGGTAGTACCAGCCGCATACGCACCACCCTTGATGTCGTGGGTCATGTCGTACTGGGTGTGGTAGGCGTCAGTCGCCGCATCGTTGTTGAGGAAGATGCCGCCAACGGTGGCGATGAACGCTTTCTGCAAACGGCGGGTCCAGTAGGTAGCAACCAGACGTGCGATCGCTTCCATTGGATCCGGGCCTGCCAGGGCGTTGGTCAGGTCCATGGAGCTCCAGGACTTGTTACGCGACAGACGTACCGCAATTTCTTGCAGGGTCTGGATTTTGCCTGGGGTGGACAGAACCGCTGGGTCGTCGCTACCGATGTCCTCGTCCTCGTTAGTGAGGTCTTTGAACGACGGTGCGTGTACGGTCAGGCCAGGGCCTGCCAGGAACTGGCTCAACATTTGGCTTTCAACCATTGCGCCGGAACGCAGGATGGCCGACAGCTCTTTGCTGAGGTTTTGAACATACGGGTTGAAAACTTCCGGAACAATGACGTCCGAGATGCGAGTAGTGGCCATGATTGGTCTCCTGGCTCAAGTTGGTTAAACTCGAAGGCAAGGACTCATGTCCAGCATTCTGAAGGTTTACTTGGGGCACATGCCCGCGATACAGAACATAAATTAGCTATATCGCGGGCACGGTGCAAGTGATGCGTTATTTTTTAGCGGCTGGACGTGGGCCACCGATAGTCGTACCAGCGGACTTCGCCATCTGGTCGGCACGGGTTGGGTTCTCTTTATAGAGACGGCCTTGTTCAGTCATGTTCCAGTTCGCATCGGACCAAGGGTTGACGCCACCGCCACCACCTTTGCCGCCAGTTGCGCCACCACCCTGGGACGGACCCCACCAGTGCGGACGCTTTGGCTGCATCTCGGTTAACCACACAGTAGGGTCGATGCCAGGGGTAACGCCGACACCTTCTTTGGCGGTAACGCTGCCGCTTTCATCGACGGAGAACACGCGCTCGCCCAGCAGGATGGCGTCGTCGATCGCGGTGTCCAGCAGGCCGGACTTCTTGCCTGCAACACGAATCGAG